CACAACGTGGCGCATTCCGTGCTAATGAAATGGTTGTAGTAGGTACTACTTATGATCGCTTACTAGCATTTTTGAAGAGTGTACTGCCTGCAGCTGAAACTACAGAAGACGCAGATGGCACAGACGAAGCATCAGATGAAGTAGCAGACGACACAGCTGGAGAATAACATGGCGGCATTTGTTAAGCACATTGGAAAAATTCAAGACCGCAAGGTTGCGATTATTTATAGAAAGGTACCGGACGAAGACCATATGTGTCTAGTAGCGTACCCGGATACTTTGCCTAAAGCATTTCATGATGCTATTATGCAAGTAATCGAAAGCGCGCCGGGGCAACAAGCAACAGATTTATCAGATGCGTTGTTTCGCAATCTATTACCGGATGGTCGACCTATTTTGCAAACAATGCATAATGAAGGTATGATCAAGAAAGTTAAAACTAACGAAGTAGTTGTTACCCCTAACGCTACTAGTCACGTTAGATTAGATGAGCTAAATTCTATTATGGATTCTATGGAAGCAGGTGATGAAGCTAATAAGAAACTAGCTGATTTAGATGCGAATGCTGGCATGGAGAAGAATGTTGCTAATCAGATGTATAATTCTAGTGCTGATCTATCAGATGAAGGTATTGCTGCTGAACGTCTAGCACAATCTAATAAACTTGTAGCTGAGGCAGAAGCAATGATTGCTGAAAGTAAACGCTTGCAAGCTGAAGCGTACGATCTTGACGCATCGCTAAAACCAAAGAAGGCTACTAAGAAGAAAACTGCCAAGAAGAAGGCTACTAAGAAGAAGGCTACTGCTAAAAGTGCTAAAAGTGCTAAAGCTGCTGATTAATGAGCATTATGTTAGATGAAATATATCTAGATCAATGGGAAGAAATCATCGGCGCGGTTGATAAGACGCATATTCCTATGCGCCTTATTAATCGTATTGCTATTAATACAGACACAGCTACTTCTGAAAATGAAATTAATGTAATGGATTTACGGCGACTAGGTTATGATGACGATCTTATTAAAGAGATTGTGTCAGAAACAATACTAGAACTAGACACCGCTAATACATTAGATTATTTCTTGGACGTAGATTATATTGCTAAAACCGCACAAGTTCACACAGATTTGATATTGCGTGAGCTGCATTGAAGGCTATATTAGCTTGTGACAAACACGGGGGCATTGGACTAAACGGTTCAATGCCGTGGCCTAAGCAGAAGAAAGATTTGCAACGTTTTAAAGATCTTACACTAAACACACAGATTTTAATGGGAAGAGGGACGTGGGAAGCCACTGGCATGCCTAAACCTTTACCTGATAGAACTAATGTAGTGCTTAGCAGACAAGATTTGAACTTACCGGAAAATGTTGAACAGATTAAATCACTGAGTGATTTAAATGATTTGGCATTTTCTATTAATTGGGTTATAGGTGGGGCTAAGGTTTTTGAAAGTACATTTGACTTACTTGACGAAATTCACTTAACACACTTATACAAAGAATATGAATGCGATACTTATATCTCCATCGCTACTATCAAAGAACATTTTGAACTAGCATCGTCTACTATTTGCTTGACGCATGCTTACGAAATTTGGAAACGAAAATGAAACAATACTTAAACGATCTCCGTACTATCTTACAACACGGTGAGAAACGCTCTACGCGGTCCGGCGATACTTTATCTATATTTGGATTACAGACTCGATATAATCTCAAAGAACGATTTCCTGCTGTTACTACAAAAAAATTAGCATGGAAATCGGTAGTGGCGGAATTGCTGTGGTTCCTTGAAGGTAGCGGGGATGAGCGTCGGCTAGCGGAGATTTTACACGGTACTAGAGATAATAATAAAAAAACTATATGGACTGCTAACGTTAATGCTGATTATTGGAAGGGCGAAAATGGCGATGCTGGACGAATATATGGCGTACAATGGCGGAAGTGGCGGAGTACTAAACTATACGGTAAGTCTGAATCAGACGAGCTTATTCTAGGACGACACGAATATATCGACCAAATCGCTAATCTCATTGAGGGGATTAAAACTGATCCTACAGGAAGACGGCATATAATTAGTGCGTGGAATCCTAGCGATTTGGATAATATGGTGCTACCGCCTTGCCACGTGCTTTCGCAATTTTATGTGATGCCGTATACATTAGATCAGCGTATAACTATTTTTAAAGAATTATATCCTACTATTGGCACTGATTCTATTCAAAGCGGTTATGGCAATGTTGAGGATTTATTAGATGCGTATAATATACACAAGGGAAAACTAAGCTGCCAGATGTATCAAAGATCCGGGGATTTTTTCTTGGGAATCCCGTTTAATTTAGCAAGTTATTCGCTATTAACGCATATGATTGCGCAAGTATGCGATCTCAATGTTGGTGAATTTATTCATACTATCGGGGATGCGCATATATATTGCAATCATATTACGCAAGTTAACGAGCAGCTAAATAGATCAGTGTACGACGATTTTGCTAGTGTACAGCTTAATCCAGATATTAAAGATATTAACGATTTTACTATGAATGATATTACATTGCGAAACTATAAGCATCATCCTGCTATTAAGGCAAGTATGGCGGTCTAGTAAGTTATTGATTTATATAGGGTTATTGCTAAATGCGAATAATTAACATCAACCACTAAGTCTTTGAATTTAAAGGATTTAGTGGTTTTTTATTTCGCTGTAGAAATGTTTTGTGTGTGTTGACACGTTTAACTGCACGGTACCGCTAGTTATACTTATTATCGTAATAATCGTTAAGCCATTTCCACTCGTATGTTTTAAACAATTCTTTTTCATCTCCGTTAACTTTTTTGTAGTATTCCATCGCGTCAGTATATCCATTATACGTCCAGTTGTGATGAGTTGTCTTAGACCATTTTAATAAGTGATATTCGGCTTCGGTATTACCCTTAGCTGTAGATGTTGCTGCTACTAATTTGATCACTTCGCGGAATGCGGTTCGCCATGCAGCCCACGGTTCGTCGGCATAATTTACTGTTCCTGATAACAATGGTACTACTGTATGTTCTTGTGCTAAACTAAAGTCTATACCTTTGCCGGTATGCTGCAGTACTAAATTTTTATTGAAACAAATCATACCCATGTGGCCGTATGTGTCATCTGTTATTGGATTATACGCATTAAATATATAATGTTTTGACTGTTGCAATCTATCTGGCTGCCATTCCCAGTTGAAGTCATCACTTACTTTTAACTTAGCATAAGCAATAAAGAACCACGGAGTCGTTGCTTTCTTTGCGCATGCTATATAAGCTGCCAATCGCCCAGTGACATTACTTACTTGATGTACTATATTAGCACTATCTTCTGTGATACTTAATAGATGACGGTAATGATCATCGGCGTTGGATTCGCCGTTGCTCATAAACACAATGTCCATTGGCTTGTCATTATACGTTTCTCCGTATATCTTGTTAATATACGGATGATCGTATATTTCGCACTTAATACTAGTTAACGCATCCTTAGGCACAATCACTGTACTGCCACTTTTGCTTAGCGGAGTAACTGCTCTTGTTTCGCGACGCCATAGATTTACTGTTGGTAAATTCTTGAACTCGTTGCGATCTTCTATTGTGCTAGTGTATATAGCTAGTGGACCTTTGAAATAAATTTCAGGTACCGCTTCGGCATTTGTATCGTACTGATGCAATATAACAGGAGGTTTGAATCTAGGTACTACAGTATCTTGAAAACATATTGTATCGTACCATTCTAATAATTCTGCTTGTGCTATCTGCTTATTAAATTCTGCTACGTTTACGAAAAATGTATCACCGAATTTTTGCTCGTTGCTAGGGAATACGTGAAGCATTTTATCTTGCCATTCGCTTGGATGCCAAGTGAAATCAAACTCGCTGTAATCGCATACCGAATTTATTATCCATATATAATCTTCTGTGGATTTTGATACTATACGTTTTAATGTGCCTAGGTAATCATTAACAAATCGTGTTTTTGACACTGTGTAAGCGTCTGTAAGCCGAGATAACTGGTCATTTAGCTCTTGATTATCGTGATCTATGTATACTATATTATATGGCGTTGTGCGTGGTACCACTGGATGCGAATAATTCTTATCTGTTGCTTCGTGTTTAGGTACTAGTGTTGTTCTACTATTTTCTTGGTGCTGACTTGGCCATATGTGTACTTGCTGCGATTCCCATGGTGGTGGTTCCCATAGTAAATCAAATTCGCTGTAGTCGTTGTGATTATCTAATATCCAGCAGAAGCGTGTCCTGGATTGTGACCTTGCTTCTTCTATGGTGGTTGGGTGGTAAAATATATCAAACATTACGAAATAGCCGTGAATACTTTAACACCGTATTCTTTTTCAAAGCGTTTAGCATCACTGCGATCATTTACCATTGGTTCACCTCTTATGTTTAGTGACGTATTTAATAAAATTGGACATCCTGTTTCTTTGTACCATGCTTCTAGTAGCTTCCTAATATCGCTGCCGTCATCTTGTACTGTTTGTACTCTACTAGTAAAATCCTCATGCACTACAGCCGGGAATTGATCCGGCTTGCGACATTTAGCAGTCACTTGCATATAATCACTATCGCTAAATCCTCTGGGCATAATAAAATATTCATGCACATGCTCAGCTAAAATCATTGGAGCAAATGGTCGGAACTTTTGCCTGCGTTTAATCTCGTTTACTTGATCTTTAATCTCATCGCCGCGCGGATCTGCTAACAGCGATCTGTTACCTAGCGCACGTGGTCCGAATTCTGCTTTCCCTGATGCTACACCTGCGATTTTATGTTCTTTTAGGTGCTCTACTATTTTATCCACTGGCAATTTACTACCAATGTTATACCCGTGAAATGCATTGTTCCAGTTTATTTTCTTACCATATGCTAGTGCTGCTGCGCCTAAGCTAGAACCTGCATCGCCTGGATTAGGCATTATCCATATATTATTGTAGTACTTTCCGATTAGTCTGTTAGCACTACAATTCAATGCTACTCCGCCCATGAATACTAAATTGCCACTAATATCATAATGTTTTGATTTCGCGATTACATTACTAATCATTTGTTCGACTACATATTGCGCGCCGGCTGCTACATCAAATTCGTTAATATTTTCATCTTGTAGCGATTCTATACCGATGTGTAAATTATCATTGAACGTAGGTGGATCCATTGTATCTACTAGATCTCTTAGTATTTTATTAGCGGACCGGTCGACTTTTCCATATGCTGCCATTCCCATTAAAATATATTCTTCATCAAGGGGGCGGAGTCCTACAGATTTTGTAACCGCACTGTAGAATAATCCTATGCTGTTAGGGTATTTTTGACTCCACATTTTTTTATACTGTGCGAACCCATCTTTATTGTAATGTGCCTGCCATATGCTGATTGTATCCATTTCGCCAATGGCATCAATTACTACTACTGTAGCAGCACTATATTTACTAGTCTGGAATCCTGCTGCTGCGTGTGATTTGTGATGCGTGTAACTTACTACTTTTGAATTATCTAGTAGGCGACGATGATCTACGAAATGTTCTTTTAATGTTGTGCGGAGTGTTAGATGTTTATCCACTTCTTGCCCAGCACGTAATTGTCTCCACTTTTTTAACCAGTGATTTTCGTAATATGCTATAGTACCTATTTGGCCTAACGAATTAGCATATGATATTATTTCGCTACCTACCTCTGGATCGTGCTTCTTTTTTGTAAATCGTTCGCTGTGACTAGCGAATACAATATCCCCTGTGTTAGGATTTATTACTGTAATACCGGCATCATGGTAGCCGGCACTGATTCCTAGAATATTTTTTTTAGAAATGGTCATCTCTGTTTTTTAAATCCTTTATTATTGTTTCTCTCTCAGTGTCGGTTATATTTAACCACTGTGCTACTTCAGTTTTAGTGCGTTTACATCCGACGCAATATCCGGTGCGAATGTCAATGCGGCATAATCCTATACACGGTGAGGTTTCTAGTGCATGCGGCATCATCGGTACGTAAATGGATCGCGCTTCTTGAGCTCTTTGAGTTTCTTTCTGTAGCGTAATTCTAGTTTAATTTTTCTATAAAGTTTTGCTATTGGATTGTTTTTCCATATGTTTTTCATTTTGCTAGTGCCTCAATTTGTTGTTCTTTGTAATCACTGTCGCTCCAGTGATATGGATATTCTGCGTAATTATCTTTAGTTTTTATACTACTTACATCTAAGTATTTAAACAATTTCTCCCATATTATAGAATAATCAGTAGTGCCAAATGAACGTTCTAAATCTACTTGGCCTACTTGCGGGTGACCTATTGTTAGCGATTTATCATCTGGATCAAATCCGTTGTTAATTAACCATTTTTTAAAGTTAGCTAATTCAGTTTTCATGAATTCGTATTCGCCTGGGTTATTGGCCCATTCAATATCAAAGTCACCAGCGGCTTCGGTTTGCGAGCTCAATGTTGTAGTAGTTAATTTGTCTATATCTTGGCCTTCTTCATCCTGAAATACCTCCCAGTGATGTTTGCCAATTGCTTTGTTTACGCCAACAAACACACCGCCTAGTGGTCTAGCTAAGGTATCTACTCCGAATGATTCGTAATCTGATTCTGTTAACTTAAACCGCGGTGCTTGTAAATAACACATTAACTGACTTGGACGCATCCATTCAGGCGCATATTCTTTCTTGCGATAGCTTAACGCCCAGGATTCAAATTCGTGGCATAATAGATTTAATTGCCTAATGTTCCATTTTGTGTTTGCATCTGCGTTATTATAGAATACTGACATATTATTGCTTGTTCCTTGCAAATCTTCAAAGTATTTGTGTAACTGATTCATCTTATCGTGTACTAGTTTGCGGCCGGGCAGTCCGTCGCCGATAGCACCGTTGTGATCTTGTATACAGTTTTCCATACTAAAATGATCATCTATTGAATATCCCAAGTCTGCGTTGTTTATGGCATCGCATGTGACGTTCATTTGTGCTGTTAGCATTTCTCCATTGCGGGCGTACTCTGGAATGCCGAAAAATTGATAGTTTTTTTCTAAGTGTAGCTTATTTTTAATAATATCGTTAAACGCATTGTACCATTTTACGCTCAGTGGATCAGTGTATACGTCAATATACACTGGCATTGTTTCGCTAGTGTCTCTATTTTTTAACGTCATTACTATTGTATCAGTTAATTCCTTGGTACCATTCATGTGCTTCGCTGTCATTGTCTTTTAATATCTCTGCTAATGTGCTGTCGCCTGGGCGGATTGCTTCTATTTTTTCTATACGTGTCTTGCCTTTTATTGCACCTGCTTTATATGTATCGCTAAATTCTTCCTCGAACACAGGGCGGCTCCACAAATTATTCATCATATCTATTATTGACTGCTGCTTGCTAGAATATCCTTTGGCATTGGCATAATCTAAGAACTCTTTAATTATACGATGTAATATGCTTTTGGGCAATGATAATGGTGACATTAATATATCTGGGCCAAATGCGAACGTTATCTTGCTTAATATTGTAGTGTTTAATTCCTTGGATAGATTAAACATATTTTTTAACTCGAATAATCCTGGCAATGTTAACGTAAAATCTAATCGCATTTTACGAGGGTGGCCATTACTTAATTCTTGCCCTTGTTTGTAATATGCTAGGAACTGATTGTAATCTAGTCCTGTTCTAATGTACTCTCCTATTTTGCCCGTGCCGTCGATGCTAGCACATATCTGCCAATCTCGTATATTTGGTAATATGTCTGTGAATAAATTAGTGCCTTTGTATTCTATTCTTGATAAATTAGTATTATAACGTGCGTATACTTTGTGTCCGTCATTTAATTCTACAATGCGATTCATATACTTCCAGTGCTGCTCGAACATCAAGGGCTCGCCGCCTACCCAGTATATTTCCTCAATGCGATGTTCCTCTACGGCGTTGCTGAATTCTTGTTCGATCTGATTGTCTTGAAACGTTGATATTTTTTTGCGAACGTCGGGCTTCATCCAGTTATTTTTTGGATTATCGTAATTAATCATGCCGTGCTTGCGTTGCTCACTTTCCCAGGAGCTACTTAGCATATCCCCGCATTGGCGGCATTTGAAGTTGCATAGATTACTAAAGCGATAATCCCAGCTCACTGTTTTTAGTGTTGTGTATCCGTGTTCGTTCGTGTTATCCCATATACTATCGTATTTGTGATTAAATAGTCTATCAAAATATGTCCGGTAAACGTCAGTGTTAAGTAGTTTGTCATTGCATACTTCGCACTCTGACAATGTCTCACCTGCCATCATGCGCTTGCGTACTGATTTCATGTGCTCGCTGTTCCAGTGTTCCTCTAGCGATTGCGGATTGTATTGCCCGGTGCCTGTTGCGGTGTCTATGTACTGCTCGAATGATTGCGCTGGCTCACGTGACGCGCAACACATTCTGCGCTCTGTTTGTGGTGAGAGATAGGTGTGTGTCCACGGTGCTAGACATAATGTTGATGGCTTATCTAGGGGCTTTTTCATATAATACCTTATATAATTCTCTATGCGTTGTTTCTAAGCTAACACCGCGGCGGTTATCTAGCTGATTTATATTTTGTAGCAATTCTACCTGCGATACTTTTGCTGGCGCTTCTATGAATTTTGCTATAGAATTGAACTCTCGCTGTACTGCTTCTGTTTGATTGCTTGGCACTGTTAATCTTGCTTTTGCTACTTGCTTAGCTAGTGGTGGGAGCGATTGTATGCAGTTATGCGGGGCGTCGTGTAACATATTCCAGTGTACTAAATCAAAATCTGCAAAATGTTCCCATGATGTGATGTCATGCAGATACAATACATTGTATATATTTATAGTGACGCATAACTGTAATGCTATATTTTTTGACGTATTGCGCAAAATCATGAACTTTTTTATGTTGCGATTTACTTCATCCCAGCTAGCATTTGTACGCTCGTATTCAAATCGTTTCCCTACGTTATCAATACTAAATGCGATTTCAACGTGCTTAAAATGTTCCCATACTTTAATGTATTCTTCCGGCCATTGTGTGCCGTTGGTATTGTAATGTATGCTAACATGCTTGGCCCTATTACTATCTACTAGGCGCTGTAAGTACTGAAAATGTTCTTTAATTAAGAATGGTTCGCCACCTGTGAATTCTAAGTATTCTATTTGTGGACTAAGCTGATCTAATTCGTTCCAGAATGCGCTTGCGTTGCGTGGCCATTGCCCGTGCTGTTTCATTTCATAATGAAAGCTTTTCTTTTTATCCCCCGTGACAAATCTTAGCTCTTCTCCGGCAAAGTTACTTGAACTCCAGCTACCGCATATACGACATTTTAAATTGCATATATTTCCTAGTTTTAAATCTAAAAATGATAGCGTATTACTTTCTGTTGACCATTCTGATTTAGCAATAATGTCGCTAAGTCTATTTTGTGTATTTTGTCGCTTGCTAGTTCTACCGCTGTCTTCTTCATCCCAGCACTTTCTGCAAGTCTTAGGGCGATTTCCTAGTAAAAATTGACCACGTAATTCTGTCATGTAGTTACTATCTTGGATGTCGGCCAACGATGCGGTGTTTAAATCAAATTTATCGCCGTAGTTATCTACTATCTCATCGTCAGCTAAACAGCATGGGCGCACTGTTCCTATTGGGCTCGCTTCAAGTGATAACCACGGTAGAACGCAAAATGTTTTATTTGGTATCATAAATCTTTTAACTCTGGTATGCCTTCAAAGAATATCTCGTTGCGTATACTATCTAACTCTTCTATGCGTTTACGAAACTCCGGCAATAAATGTGTATTGTCTGTTGCATCTAGAAATGTTATTGCGCTCTCGAATCCTGTAGTGGCACGATTTAATCTGTCCTTGCCTGCTAGCCATTTGATGTGATCATCAAATGATTTGCGTATTTTATCTTTGTATGCTGGCGTAGCTATGTCTATTCTATAATGTGGAGGATCTTGTAATATATTCACATTCAGATCTTGCGGCTTTAATAACCCTTTTTCTACCCAATCCTTGTGAAAGTCGGCTACGTGTAGCGCATTCATTATGCTCACTGTCGGGCTGATGTAGAAATCTACGCATGGGCATACTTCAAGCATACGTCTTCTATTTGCTTCTACATCAGCCCATTTAGTACCTGTTCGTATATACTCTGCGTGGGTGCCCATTGCATCCAAACTCGCACCAACACTAACACTATCAAACTTTTTCCAGTAATCAAATACATCCCGATCTTTCAGTTTAACTTGAGTAAAGTTAGTGTTGTATATCAACCGTACATGAAACATCTCGCGACGTTCTAGTTCGTCTAGAATCTTGTAATGCTCTTCCATTGTCAGTGGTTCACCACCCGCAAAGTATATCTGTTCAACATGCTCGATGTGTTCCATTACTTGTTCAAACATGTCTGTTTTGTATTGTCCGGCATAATTTAATGCGGTGTGCTTGTCGCCCCAGGTATTATCACCATGCAGCTTACTTAACGCAATCTGATCTTTATACCACGAGCTGCTGAATATATGCCCGCAACTTCGACAGCTTAAATTACATAGATTTGAGAATCTTACGTCCCAGTATGTCATCTCAAATCTATCTAGGTGGCCGTCTGCTTTTGTTTCTGCTACACGTTTTATATGATGCCCGTGGTGCTTATTAGCTGATTTCCTACCGCTAAAGAACCCACTTGCTTCTTGCTCGTAGCATTTGCTGCACATCGGGTTATCTGTATTAGACATCATATCTACTCGTAATTGTTTCATTTTTAGCGAGTTCCATATCGTAGCTAAGCTATTTTCTTTTGTATTACCTACGCTACCGACTTTCATATCACTGTGACAACACGGCCATGTTTCGCCAGTTGGAAAAGTATGCAGGTGATTCCACGGATATATACAGAATGTTTTACTTTGTGTTAACATAAATTCTTCGTCGCTAGTTAACTCTGATAACGCAATACCTAGTGGTAACACAGAATTATATGTTTGTCTTAATTCACTTGCTGCTACAATTATTGTGTCAGTGGCTAGCTGTACTTCGCAATGCGATTCAAATTTATTGTTTGTTACTATTATTATAAAACATGGCGTAATGTCAACTTCGGCTATAAGCGATGCTAGTGTACTATATAAATTAGCATCGCCTTGCACTAACAGTGATATTATTACACGCTCAGATGGTGTGTACGTTGATCTATGTGCGTTTAATAATTGTGTGCGTAACCATTCGTACCTGGCGTATATGGGCTGCGCAAACCAATTATCAAGATTTATTGTAGCTACTATATCATATTCGCTATTTAGTGTTGCTACTATTTGTGATTTATTCATCCTAACTCCATTTTAATTGAAACATTGGTAAACTTGATTCATTTGTTAACTCTACTATCATCCCGGTGCGAACTCCTGTGTTTGTTTCTGCTAGCCATTTGTCTAACACATCTTCATTTAATGCCCAGTAGCGCCAATCGCGTAATAATACAGCGTTGCTGCTCGCCACAAGCATAAAACGTGTTATAGACTCGTGTACCATTCTGCTAAATCGTTCTATTGATCGTCGTAGCTTGTAACTTATGTGCAATTGTTTGACAAGACCATTCCGTGTATAGTTTACGCACTAATTCAAGGTTTAACGCTAGCCCCATAATGAGATTTATTTTTTTAATTTCTGCCAGAAATAACGTAACGTTAGCGAAACTCTCGTACGGGAAGTTGATTTCCTCTTTTATTTGGGCCATGAGCGGGTGTTTTGATAATCGCTCAATTGCACGCTTCTCTTTATTTATATCTAGCGAGTATCCTTTAACACGTTGATTATCAAGTAACTTCTGCTCGTCACTTCGACTCACCGAAATGTTAATTATATATTTCCAAAATATACTTCCGTACAGTACGTCGATGTCATTATCTAAGTCAGTTGGATGTTGAGGCATGATTAGGCCTAGATTGGAGCTTTCGTACATATGAAATGGTATATGCCCGTAGTGACCGGATATTATTGTAATTTCGTTACTGTGCCATTTGCCGTTACTAGTGTGGAATGATAACGAATGATTAATAAACCGTTGGGATTCATTTACTTTATTTCGGTAATCAGTTTGTGTATTGCATGCATCACCGATAACTGTTTTTTCACTTAGTGTTAATGCCTTATATAACAAGTTTCCTGAACTACCAGGTAAATATCGAATCAATGCTAATAACACTATTGCAACTCCTGCGATTCTTTCATAAGTTCGTGTACCATTCTGCTAAATCCGGGAAGGTTTCTTTGAAGTTTTTGCCTCTGCGTTTATCGTATTGTTCGAAGAATTTTTTAAAGTCATTGTGCAATGATGGCATATCAAATGTTCCATCGTGCGGTGTCTTTACTACATCTAAATAATCTATTAATCGCTGTAATTGATTTAATTCCATTTGGTGTAGCAGTTTATTATCTTTGTTAGTATCTAACCACTTTTGCAGGTCTTCTTTGTACTTAGTTCTTATATTGTCGGGCAGGATTAATGCGCTCTGGAATGATGGAAAACGTAATATGTTCAACGAGAACGTTGGATAATCTTTGCCATGCGTTTTCTTTATGCGTAATACATAATTTAAGAAATCTGGTAGTGTGTCTAAACATAACGCATTCACCGTGCACATCATGTGAAATCCTTGTACGCTGCCTTTTGTTAATATTTTATCTACGTTTCCTGCCCACCGATCCCATACTAAACCATCTCGGATATATTCTGCTTGCTCGAACATGCTCTCATTGCTAGTGTATAACTGGAAGTTTTTTATTCCGTGACTAGCATCTATTAGCTTATCTATTAACGCATCTTTGGCACCTAGATTGGTATTTATAGCAAACTGCATATCTGTTTTCTTCTTTGTAAACCATTCTAATAATCTAAACGTGTGCTTTGACATGAGTGGCTCACCACCTGTTAAACGTAGTTCTTGTAATGATTCGTGGAGGTCAGATTCCCACCATTTAAAGAATGCTTCTACGTACGGATTTGTTTCATCTTTAGCGAATGGTTCTGCGCTGTCGTGCGTGTGTGTAAAGTGATTACGACCGTCACTTACTAAGTCCACAAACGGTCCGTTGACTTTTAAATCTTTGACCCATTCTGTACTAAATGCAGGATTACAATAGCTGCAACTAAAATTACATGTGCGGTCAAAAGCAATTTCCAAAGTCTTAAGATTAACGTCGGTTGATTCTGCTTCCATTTTTGAAACGTATTCTACGTCTTTGTCATCATAAATTACACTCTTATATACTCTGTCAGATATATTATCGCGGCCGATGTCTTCGACTTTCCAGCAGTACTGACATCCTGCTGGGCGTTCGTTGTTTTGCATCTGCTTGCGTTCTGCTTTCTTTTGCTGTGTGTTGTGTATTGCTGCTGGATTATCTTTAATTTCATTAATATTTATTTGATGTGGTAGTGGATGATGGCAGCTGGTTGTTTGTCCACTTCCTAGCCATATAGTGGCATTATACCATTTAGCTAAGCAAAGAGAAGTACTGTATGAATTAAGATAATCTCTTATTTCTAGATCGGTTTTTCTTGTTTCTTTTCTTAAACTCATTTACTGTGCCCCGGGATATTGTCCTCAATTAAGAATTTTAGTTCATCTGGTACAGCTAACTTATTCCGTAAACTGAATTGCTTAAAGAATGATTGCTGATCTGTTCTAAGATCGTTATTGTACACTGTATTAGTTAACAGATTTATTATAATTTGCAGTAATTCCGATTCATCACTGCTCTTGTGTTTAACGCAATCTAGTATCGATTGCGCTTTTATTTTTTCAGAGGGGGTTAAAATCTCAAAACTGTTAACACGCGGTGTTTTGCAATTCTCTAAGCTCCACAAAATTCTTCCGGGATATTGTTCCTTTATTTTATATATATATTTATGTAACTCGTTAAGACCCCATACTGTGTGTGCTGTTATCAATGACAGGAACCTTATTTGGACTGTTGTATTATCTAATAGCCAGTGTAAATTACTATTGAATAAATTAAAATCAAATCCTGCACGAATGTACGATGTAATTCCTGGGCTAGCATCTATACTTGGCTGAATTTCAATAATTGCGTCTTTTGATAACAGTGTGTTTATAATCTCTTTGCTTTTAAAGTTAAGATTAGTGGCTACCCGGACGGTAAGACCATCTATGTCAATTTGATCTATCAACTCGCTAAACAACGGAGTAATAAATGGTTCGCCACCTAATATAGTTAGCATACTAGCTGGTTTATTGCTATTATAATAAGATACTAACTTATTAAGGAGCGAACCGGTGTTGCTATGTATAAAATTTAGTTGGTGTGCGTCAAATTTTATGTCGTACGGACCATTTGTTTTAAGGTCTCCTTCCCACTGCGAACTAAAAGCAGAATTACAGTAAGCACAAGTAAAATTACACAGGTTTCCTATGTTGAGTTGCAAACGATCAATTGCTAAACTCCCGGCCCACTCTCTGAGTTTAATATGCCGCATTGATTCTTTTCCATTCTCTTCAGTCTTCCAGCAATAATTGCATGACGCGTCCTTAATTCCTGCTAGCAAATTGCTACGCTGATGTGCTAACGTGTTAGCTACATCTTCGCCCTGCACAGGGATTGCTAGTGCTCGGCAACACCCGTACAAGTAATTTGACCGCGGGTTGTATACCACTTCTTGCCACTTTGCTGGGCAAAATGAATGCTTGTTTTTATCTGTGAGCATAGTATTTACATTCTTCCCAAAATGTTTGTAACTCCGGAAAATAATCCAGGAAATTTTCATTGTGTCTATTATCTGCTTCTTTGAAGAAATTATAGAAATTTGCTTTCTTTTGTTCTACATTATCTGTGCTATTACGCATCCACGCAATGTCTCTGTCTAAGCGGGCTATTTCGTAATCTTTGAATCCATGATAGCGATTAGCACTTGTTTCTATGTTATCTTCCATGAACATTTTAATTTTTTCTAACTCAGCAGTGTATTGCTCAGGTAATATTTGCATACTTTGCCACTCAGGTGTACGCAATACTGGCGTGTCAAACCACACACGCTGATAATCTTTGCTATGTGTTTTGCGTAATAATAAAATACCTTCTATTAATTTGTTGAGATTTTGGATAGATAGATTATTCATTGTTATTATAAATGTAATACTACTGTAATTTGGCACTTCTGTCAAGTACTGATTTACTCTTTCCCATAATAAATCAAAATCTAGTCCGTGGCGTATATATTCTGCTTGCTTGCCCCAGGTGTCTACAGAGACGTATTGCATAAAATGTTCTATCTTCCCTGTAGTTAATTGCTTAACATATCCTAGGTACTTATCCCATAACTTTTGCTCCACTGATAAATTACTTGTTACGTTTAAGTGTAGATCGCTCTTTGGATTTGCTAATACATAATCAAATACTTTATATGTGTTTTTATCCATTAATGGCTCACCGCCTGTCATTCTAAAATGTATTAAATCTTTATATAGTTCCGGCCACCATTCCCAGAACGCATTAACATACGGGTTATCTTCGCTATGTGGAATTACTCTGCGTTTGCCTGTGAAATATTGCGGATCGTTGTGCGGGGGTTGTGTCGGGTAGGCTCCGTGCTGCTTAACTTCTCCCATCCACTTAGAGGAAAACTGCGGGGAGCAATATGAACAGGCTAAATTACACGCATTATTAAAATTAACCTCAACATACGACGGCGTTGTGTTGGCTAGCGGATTAGCTACTATGGTATCAAAATCTTTTGCTGCCCATGGCTCGCCTGATCTATAATGTCTGTCACTTAGCTTGTTATTATCTTCCATATCCCAGCAATAGCTACATTCTGCAGGGCGTTCGCCATTGATCATTTGCTTGCGTGCTACTGCTTTTTCTTTAGTGTTATGCAGGGCGCTCGGATCTAATTTTATATCATCTATGCTAATTTGATGTAAAGGGGGGTGATAGCAACTATTATTAAGTCCGGTGGGCAGATGTAAGCTTAGTTGTTTCCACTTAGCTAAGCACATGCTAGGGCTCACGGTTGCTAGCTTTTCCTTGGCTTTTTCTGCGTCGCTTAGAAACTTACTTACCATCCTTCTTGGTTCCGTATCACGTCGATTTCGCGCACGGTTGCTCCTTTATTATGCCAGTTAGATTGATAGTGATGCTTAAAGAAAGCACTAGCACTAGCGTCAGGCGTTATGATGGGAAGATCTAGCTGTGTTTTTAATTCCCTGCCGATTTCTAGTAACATTGTTGGTAAATCAGTTACTTGCGATTTGTAAATCTCTGCTAGCTTCGCAAAATCTTGTACATCTTTATAATCCCAATCACTTAACATAGTCATTTGTGTTCCCATACGTGCGCCAAGTTGCGCGTACAAGCCGTATTCAACATCGCTGCCTACATTGTGCCATATGCTTAAATGATCCATATTACGTTTATGCACACTATCTTTAAAATCAATCAATGATGGTTTTGTTCCTCTATTTAAACACATTTTTACGCCTTCACGGAAACCTGCGCGCCATGCGTGAAACTTGCTGCCGTTTGGGTATGTTGTGCTATAACAATCATGCATTGCCCAGTACAGGGGGTCAAAACAAAACTCTACATCAGTATCATCGCTGCCATCGGATGCTTCATGTGTTTTCATATTATATATAAAGTCTTTAGTCCAGCAACTAATTCCGCCATTACCATACATTAATCCGTTAATGTGGTTTCTTGCACGCCAACGATACACTGCTTTATTGTACTGGTCGTCTTTGATATCTAATACTAAATTAAAAAAGTACGGGTCGGGAAGATTGTCGCCATCGATTAAAATAAATCTGTCGGTTGTACTAGCGTCAGCTGCGGCTTTATGTGCGGCATCGCTACCCTTGACTCCGTCTACTCTTGTGGCCCATGGAATCATGTTTTTTATTTTTACCCAGTATTCTTCCTTCTGTGGCTCGTCATAACTTAAATAGATACAATCCATGTCTGCGATATCAATCTGTCTCATACGTTTTTGTTTCCCATTGTGTTGTCGAATTATTATCTATTAGTGTAATGTCAGTATCGTTAGTACTAACGCCATTTGTGCTCGGTACTAATTTACCTATCGAAATTAAATTTTTCTTGTGAATTTCACCATCTTTAATAAAGATATTTTTGTCGCCTATAGCAAATTGCTCAGGTGTTATTGTTATATAATCACCTTCTAATTCCTGCATAGAATATGTTACTGTTGATGCTGTATAATATAATCTAAAAAATATACTCTGCTTAACAGGGGTATTAATTAATTTTTCTGCTTCTCTGAAGAATTTATCATCTAATGTTGTGTTTGTTATATTGTGCATTAATTACCTCGCTAAATTGTTTTATATTATAATGAAATGGATACTGCTGATCTATTGTGTTAATTCTTATATTCGATCCACTAAATTCATAAATCATTTCTTTGGTCCAGTCTTCGGATTGCAGCCAATTTATTCGCCCTTTCATATGTATCAATGTTGGATAGCTAGTACTTGGTAATGTTACAGTATCTACTCCAATCGCTAGTGCTGCTAACGCATAAACTAAATCTGTAGTTCCGTGATCTGTTTTGCCTAGCTTTATTTTTGTCTGTACTTCTTCCCAATTCTCAAATAATTCACGTACTGTTGCGAAGAATTTTGCTGCGGTTTTGCTAAATCTCCAGTACGTTATAGCATTGTATACGTCCGGTAATTTGTTGGCGTCAAATATTTTTCTATAATGGCGCTCGGTTGTTAGCTCATTTTTGTAATTACGTGCGCCTATTGTTAATACTACATCGCGTTTCCGTAACATTGTCCACCAGTGATCTATACTATGCGGAATTATCATATCTGCTTCGATTTTTATTGTCTCGCGAAATGGACTTGCTGCGAATACTTGCCAGTCATTTGCGTACGGATTTTCAGTGTTAACTGGATAGGGGAATTTTATTATGTAATCAAAAATAGTATTATCTATGGTATCATTTGTTAGTATTGCTATTTTTGCAGCAGGGGTGTGAATCTTTATACTTCTTGCACACGCTATCGCACAATTAACGTAATCTACATCCGCTGTATTACTTGCTACTATTAAATATCCTTGCTCAGCTAATATCGGCATTTATCATATCCTCCATTGCGAATTTATTTAAACAGTGAAAATCTGTTGTTACTATCGATCGCATTAGTCGCATTTTGTTCCTGGACCATTTTTCATATGTTATCTCAAATTCAGTGTCAGATAGCTGTGTGGCGTATATGTCGTTTAATGCTGTAGGCAAATGCCAGGGGATGGTTGGTATTGCATCTAGTCTGTGACCGTGCATTATTGATTGCGCTATACTTACTGCATAATCATTCCTGTACGGTAGTGAATTAAATTTATATATATTACTGTAGAATTTATAATTATCTTTTATCATTGTTATTGTATCGAACATTTCTTTTGCGAAGTCACTTTTGCGGAAATATAATATAGTTGCCCAGTAATGTGGCATTTTTGTTTGGCCAAATGTTTGATACGCCGATAAACTATTTTTACTGGCTACATCGTATACATTCCTGTGACAGAGAAAATCATGTGGATTATTAAATAATTTGTTTAGCTGATCTGAATTAACAATGTAATCACTGTCGATTACTACTGTTTCGTCATATGGGCTAATGTCGTATGCTTGGTATCGGTTTACATTGTACCAGTGATCTATTTTATCTTTAGTGTGTATATCGAAATTACGCTTAGATTTTGTCTCTGCTTCGGCTATTACTATATTATGTTTAATATTTTTATCAGCTAGTGAGTTTGTATCTGTTACTATTGTTGTCGGCTTATCTAAGAAGCGCGAAATGCGATCTGCTACCCACACTGCTTGCGATAAATAATCTAATGTTTTATTATTAAATGCGAATATTAAAAAGCCTTGGCTCATCGTTGCTTCTGTAATGTTTCGTATTCTGCGTGCCATGCGTTCAATTGTTCTTGATACCGCATTGCTGCTTCGGTGTGTAATTCGCTTGGTTTAACTTTACATGGATTTCCGTACTCGTCGAGTAATACAATTTCTCTTGCTGTTCCGTACACTAGCGTTAATGCTAATATTTCAGGGCCGGCTTTCCACATGCCCTCAAATGCTGTAAATAGCATTTTTGCTTCGTATTTTTCCGTAAGTGTTTGCTTTGCTGCTTCGTGGTCGAATCGTGCTTTTATTGTGTCTGCTATCATATTAGTATTTACACCTCTTTTACTAGTATAACATAATTTGATACGCAAGTCAAAATAAAAGAGCTATAAAAGCCCTTTTATTGTATTACTGTATTGCTAGCTAGATACTATGCTTGTGATACGGTAGCATTTACGTTAGTAGGTGTTCCCCACGAATTAGCAATTGATGTTGTGCTAGGTTGGCGTAAATCACATTGTGATGTTAGCGTTCCACCTACTATATCTAAAGTTGCGTTAAAAGCTTCGTCTGCTGCTGCGTCAACAAATTGTACTTCAAATACTACGTTGTTACTTGCTGTTGATTTAACAAATATCTCAATATAGTTAGCAGTATAAGGAGCAGTATCGGCAAATTGCTTAAATATTGATACGTTTGAGGCTGTTATATCCGCAATGCCTGTTGCTGCTGCGATGGTTGCTGTTCCGGCACCGCCTATTTTATTAGTGCCAGTGTAAGCAACACCTGCTATAGTCGCTGTATCAATTCCTAGCGAATATACAATAGTACCTGCTTGCGTACACAAGTCGGTCCATTCGGTATTTTTGTTATTTACTGTTCCGCCGCTTCGTGCAGTATTAATTGCTATTGTGCCGCCTGCGTTAAAGAAACTTTGCAGGGATTCGCCATCTGTGAATGTAGCAGTATGTGTTAAAATTGTGCTTGTTGTCCACTCTCCGGTTATTGTTGCAGTATCTGTAATTGCTGCACCTTGTGCTGCTGCGTTTGATGTGTTAGCAAAAACTGCATCTACGTTTGCTTGCATTGCTGCTATAGCTGAAATTGTTGTTCCTGCTGTTGGCGCTGCAACCGCAGTAAGGGTAGTACCTTGATGCGTTGCTATTGTGCTAATGCGGTTTACTAAGTCTGCCCACTGTGTAGCTGATATTGTTGAACCAACTGATGTAGCTGCTAATGTGCCAGATTGCCCGTAGCCTTTAGCTCCGGTGCCTGCTCCCCATATAGTGTTTACGTTTGCTACAGCATGATTAACTGCTGCTCCGCCTTGTACAAAAGTATTGTATTCTGCGCTGTTGATTGTTTGACCTGATGCGTATGACATATATTATTTTCCTATTTAAATTAGTTTATGCGTACAATCGCTTCGACTGTACCTTCTGTTACTGTAGATTTATTTTCTAAAGATCTACCTATAACGTTAAAAGCAGTTATTTCATTAATACTTGCTGCTCTTGCGAGACCGTTTCCTGCTGAAACTAATCTATCACCTTTGTTTATTTCACCTACTACACGAACTGGAACTCGACCACTTAGCGCAACTGGTGGATGTGTTTCATTTGAGCCTGCTTCGCTATTCATCAAGTAAGCTACGTTTGTGCTTATTACACCAAAGACATTGTCTGTTAAATCTGATTGTACAGCTTGTATCTCTGCTGTTCCACCTAATTCAACCACTGTTCCGGGTGCAAGTACTTCGTTAGATTCAAATCGTTCAGCTAAATCAGCATACTGTGCTGTTGTTGCTGTGCCTTGGAATATGTTTGCAAATAAATCACCCGACACATCACGTGATGCTACTGTTAATGCGACTGCAGCTGAATTGCGTGTCTGACCATCTAACAAATCAGCATCTAATCCTGACCCACTACCATCAACAGTTTTAATTGATGCTAGTAGTTGTGCTGCTGTTTGCCCTACTGTAGCAGCATCGACATAACTTTTGTTAGTAGCATCTGTTGAATTAACTGGATTGCCTACATTAATTACTTGATTCCCACTTAGATTTAAGTCTGCTACTAGTGCCACAGATCCATCTGCTAATAAAGCTGTTGAGTTACCAACTACATTGCTAACTTGTGTATCAACATATAGCTTAGTTGCTGCGTCTGTGTCGTTAGCTGGGGCATTAAGTCCTGTTAATTCCCCGGCACTAGTGCCTGATATATTTTGTAAATTTACAATACCTGTAATAGCATCGGCACGTACTATGCGATCCGTCTCAAATGTCGCACCACTTAGCGGATCAATTAATGATTCTGCTGCGGTAGCTGTACCTTGAAAACGTGGGTCAAGCCCGGCGCCTAGCGCATCGTCAGCTGCTAGCGTGATGCCTGTTTTTATTGTTGTAAAACCCGAGACACTCACTGATGGGGTAAATTCGGCATCTGGGCTAATAATGGCAACTACTTTATTTCCTGTTACAATTTTTACAATATCGTGCGGCACTGATGATGTATCTAATATTTCCTCATCTAACACACCGGTTGCTAAGTTAATAGGGCGAACTGGTACGAACCCAGCTACACCGTCTGATACGTTTAGTTGTTTATTTACAGTGTCGTACCATAATTGCCCTTCTATTGGGTTTGCTGGTGGTGTGATGTTCGCATGTGACTCCAGTAATCTAACGAAGTTCTCGTTAAATACTTCACCGTAATTAGCAGTATTTTTACCAATTAAAGTGATGCTAGTAGTAGAGTCTGCTTTGCCGTCTGCTAAGATGCCGTCTGTGCTATTTCCTAGTACAAGTGGAGCACCACTGGTTTTGTTTATTATATAAGCCATGAATTTTTTCCTGTTATTCGTTGTTTGTATTTATGCATTTCTAATACTAAGCATATTATGTCGGTGGATTAATATCAGCTTTCATTACTGCTAAATTGTTAGCAAAATCAACTTCTACCGCATTTTCCATTGTTGTGTTTATGTAGGTTGTATATTCTAAGTATTCCGGAGTTAGATTTTCTTCACTAGTGAATATAATTTCTACTCCGTCGCTATCTCGTGTCACGCCAATGATATTATCATTAACCATTATAAATGTATACATTATACTGCTACTCCTCGTCTATCGCCATTAACTAACCACGTAACAAAACTCGCACCGTCAACATAAGCTCCGGCTCGACCAGTATGCCCGGTAGAATTGAAATTACCACCGTATATGCCGTTTTGCCCTAGTGCGCCACCTGTTGCTGGATATGTGTTGCCGTGTGTGCCAAGTCCGCCGGCAAATTTTGTGCCTCTGGATCCGTAACCAGCAGCTGATGGATAGCCGAAACCGCCGTAACCTGGTACTGAACCTGCTCCGCCACCGCCGCCGATGGAGTTACCACCGCTGCCATCGCCGCCAGCTCCGCCACCACCACCACCGGCTATTAGATTATTATTAGTAATCGATGTGGTTAGTTGTATAAGTAGCGCGTCGCCGCCGGCATAATGACCGCCGCGTAAACGTGTAGTAGCATTGGGCGTGAGGTAGGATCCACCACCACCACCTGCTCCTATTACTTCACCGTTGTTGATTATTGTTAATGTGGATCCTGCTGGGAAGGTGCCCGATGTTATTGCCGGGCCTGCTATTGTTTGTAATCTATTTTGATTTACACCGCTAACTGATACAGCTGACCCTACTACTACACCGGCGTTTATTGTTAATGTTACTGCTGTTGGGCCGGGTAATGCAGCACCGTATAATGCTGTGGCTGCGGAGAATACGTTATAATTGTTTGTATTGGCGGATATTACTAAATTAAGTGAGATTACACTGGACTCACCGTAGAAGTCACTCCACTTTATTGTGCCCGACGCTGGTAAACCTGAGGACGCACCGTAGTACTCTGTTGGCGAAAATGGATTTGTGCCGCCGAATTCCCCTGTGATATCAGCTGTATTGATCGGCCCTGTTGTTTGTAATGTCATATTATTTTTTTAATGCTGCTACGTCTGCTTGAAGCTCTTTAATGGCCTCGATTAATAAACCTACTAAGTTTCCATACGCTACTGATTTTAATCCACTCTCGGATGTTGTAACCACCTCCGGCAATACTGCTTCAATTTCTTGAGCAATGACCCCGGCGTAGCGTTTATTATCATTGATGTCGTTTCTTGTAAATGTTACACCGTTAATTTTACCTAGTTTTGCTAATGCATCAGGTATTGTTTCTATATTATCTTTTAAAGATCTGTCGGAGAATGCTGTGATATCACCTGTCGAGACAATTGATCCAGCTACATTCACTACTCCTGTTAATTGTGGATTTGCTTTGTTAGCTTTTAGACTCAAATCTGTTTGTAATGCAAATGCTGTGGAATCTAATCCATCTAATGTGTCAGCATCTAGTCCTGATCCGCTACCATCTACTGTCTTGATTGCTGTTAAGATTTGCGCTGCTGTTTGCGTTGCTGAATCAACATAACTTTTGTTTGCGGCATCTGCTGAATTAACTGGATTACCTAAGTTAATTAATCTATTATTGTTGAAACTTAAATTGCCGGTTACAGGAATAGTTCCATCTGCTGCAACTACTGTTGCAATTTCAGTATCGACATAACTTTTGTTTGCAGCATCTCCTACATTTAATGGATTACCTACATTAATTATCTGATTGTTACCTAGGTTGAAATCAGCTGCCATTGCTACAGATCCGTTAGCAAATAATACACCCGACAGCTGGCTTGCTGCTATAGCAGATACGATTTCTGTGTCGACATATAATTTGTTTGCTGCGTCTGTATTGCTTGCTGGTGTGTTAAGTCCTGTTAGTTCTCCAGCATTGGTGCCTGATATATTCTGCAAATTAATAATCCCAGTCGTTACGTCAGCACGTACTATGCGATCAGTTTCAAAGATTGCTCCGTTTACTGGGTCAATCAATGAATATGCTGAATCAGCGGTGCCGGTTAATGTAGGGGTTATTCCTAGTGCTAATGAATTATTAGCTACTAACTGAATGCCAGGGGATATTGTTGGAAATCCTGCTATGCTTACTGCTGGAGTAAATTCAGGGTCTGGGCTGATTATTGCTACAATTTTTCCACCAGCTATAATTTTTACTATCTCGTGCTCTGCTGATATTGTATCTAATATCGTTTCATCTAGTACCCCTGTTGCTAAATCAAGTGGGCGGACTGGCACGAAACCATTTAATTCATCGTATACATTTAATTGTTTTTTTGTTGTATCAAACCATAATTGCCCAGTTAATGGGTTTGCTGGTTCTGTTACATTAGCATTAGATTCTAGTAACTTAATAAAATTCTCATTGAATGCTTCGCCGTAATTGGCAGTATTTTTGCCAATTAATGATACACTCATTGACGAGTCGGTTTCGCCATCTTCTAATACCCCGTCGACACTGTTAGTAAGTGTTGCTGGCACTCCGTTGGTTTTGTTTATTATGTACGCCATGAATTTTTCCTGTGTTTATGTGTGTATTTATGCTGCTGATAGTGATGTTAAAGTCTGTATTCTCACTGTGTAATCTATTTGTATCTGTCTGTTTAATGATTTCTGCACTGGATGAAAAACAACATGCGTAATTAAACGTGGATTGTTAACATCGCCTGTATATGATTTAAGCCCTAACTCGTCGAATACAAATTCGCCATCTAGCTGCGTAGCATTATCAAATGCTTGCTGGCCACTTGGTTCTCCGTAATCTAAAAGACACGACACAAGTATATCAGTGTACACTTTGCCGCTAGTGTGTAACACTGTTAAATTGTTGCGAGTGGTGTCGGTGTTTGCAGTTGAATTGTCATCTACTACTTTACTATAGGTTTCGCTATACAAATCGGCATTTTGGCCTGTGCTGTTAGCTGGCAAATAAGTAATAACACCAGTAGGATCTACTGTTGTACCACCGTTTCCGAACGACATTTGATATATGTGACCAATGCCCTTATTTGCTAACATTTCAGCTAGTGATTCACTGAAATTCTCGTGATGTATAGCATTTTTCTTCTCTAGTATTACTTCACCGGTGGTTGGATCTGTGATTTTAATATGCCCCTGCACATGAAAACCAGCATGCTCGTTAACTGGCTTACTTTCTTTAGACTCTTTCTTATCATTCATGTTCTTATTTATCACTTTTAAATACCTTCATTTTTAATGAATAATGCTTGCTCCGAGAACTGATCTTCTAGTCTCGGTATTTTAACATTAAAGTCGTACGGTTCAGCTCCGAACCCGACTTCCTCTGGTGGTGCTAAGTTAATAACAATATTATTAATTATAACAATATTATCATTAAATGGATCAAAACCTAAATTATTAATTTCATACCAGCTATTTGCATAACTTATAATATCTATGTACATAATGTCGGTTGGTGTAAACACACCTGGGTCACCAATAAATGATAACTCTATATCCGGTAATAAATTAGCTCTATTAAACCCACTAGCTGCTGGATCTTTGACATCCAATGGCTTAGTGCCTACTGCTTTAGTTTGAAATCTATTAAATTTTGCATCATTTAACTTAATTGATAATTTGCCTGTTCTACCATTAAATCCAGGTAGTACTAAGCTGTATCGTACTTTACCACGCGGAGCTGGCTCTTGTATGAAATCATTTACTGTAAATTCTAGTGCTGTTAATACTGTAGTTTTTACTGGCACTTGTGTTTCTCTATTAGCATTATAAATTAGACTACCTGCTAAATGGCCGGTGTCGCTTGCTCCGGGTACCGCCTCGGCATCTGCCGTTAGCAATACGTTATCGGCTGTAATACTAGTGTCATTTACTGTAAATTGTTCTGGCGTTGTGATCATTGTTCCGGTGCCGGCTGTTCCTCTGCGTAAACCATATAATGTAGTAGGCGTTTTATTTAAATATGTAATACGTTCGCCGTTTATTGTTATTATTCCGAATAATCCTTGAGATGGTACTGGCGTAAATAAATTACTAGTGTCATCTACGTGTATCACCTCATCGCTAGCATACAACGGTGATGATAGTGTTGCTTCTACTGTTGGATGTAGCGTGTAATGCGCATAATTGCCTCGCATATCTTGGAAATATCTAAAATCTACGGTCCTGGCATCTGGCGCTTCTATGAAATTACCTTGGTCGATTGTCCCGAATCGTGTACGCACTGTTAATAATAATGTGTCAAACATTTGCCCGGGCACTAATTCTTCCGGAGCGTGTGAACTGTACGTGTCTACAAATCCGCCACCTACGACGTCAACGTCCGATGGGCGAGTGCCGTTATATTCATCTAGCGAGTCTGAATATCCAACTATTGAATACTCATTATTTGTATACACTGTGTTATCTAATATATTTTGCCCGGGGAATTTACTAGCATATTCGGCATCTAATATATTCTCGTTAAATGTTGGGAATCCAAGATTATCTAATGTTACGTTATCGTACTTACCGAAATCATACGGTGTTAAATCGTAGCCATCTATTGTATTAAAATCTACACCGTTTATTTGAACTCCTGGGTATTCTAGTCCATTTATTAGCATCGGTATGTTCAAACCTTTATCGTTAGCTCCTGGCTCGTAAAATCCCTGTGTTCTGTCCATTCCGCTTAACTCTTCTATATCAACTAACGTATGTTGCGATGGTATAAATTTTTCATCATTTATATTTAATAAGCCCGAGTTTACTGTGTATACACTACTGTTATATTTTACTAAAATTTCATCGGATATATTATCAAAGGCGATGGTATCAAACGGAGCCGTGTCGTATCCTGTTGATATTTGCGAACTACTATTAATTCTAGCTAATCTATCTGCACTGGCATTTTCTTCTATTTTTATATAATCAGCTTCGTTTAGTGGCCATGTATATACATTCGTATTGTATTCATACCTATCATACTTAATGGTTGTTGTAAATGATCTAACTAAATCATTTTTCGTTACTATTCTAGCTGTTGCGTCTAATCCATTACCTCCCTCGATTAAAACAGTTGGTGTAGTTGTAAATCCGCTGCCCTGGGTTTCGATGTAAATACTTGTTACTAATCCATCGCTATCTATTCTTGCTTTAGCAACAGGCAGAATGTTAGCGTCACCAGTGATGGTTATTGTGGGTATTTCTGTATAATTAATGCCAGGGTTAATTAGTTCTATACTATCTATAATAATCTGCCTGTTATTAAACCATTGATTATGCGGGTATGCTGACCATATGCTATCGCTTGCTAGTGTATTGCTATCTTCTGTTAATAATAATGCTCCGTCGTCTAATACTGGACTAATAAATTTGCTGTATGGAGCACTGTATATTGACGGACAATCGAAATCTGTAATTACATTGTCATTTAAATCTGTTGCTGTGTACGATAATTTAAAGTCTTTGATTTTTGTATGATACGGTTTTACTTCGTTTATATAATCTATTACATAATCTTGGTTGTCTTTGTTAAACACAGCATACGGCAATAATTCGCGTACTTTGTGATTAACATCTATTAGACTAGTTTTATTTAACCAGTGCACATTTTCTTGCTCTGACAGGATATAATTGAATACTGATATTAACAATATATTACGCTCAATTTTTAAATCATTAGTTAGTATTTCTTCGTTAATTGATTTTAATATATTACGCAATTCGCTAAGAGGTTCTTCGTCGAACTTCTGTACTTCGTATACTTCAAAATCGTACCCATAACGTAATAGGCTGTAATCGTACAAGGCCGCACTAAATTCTAGTGTGCCATCTTGGACTGCTACTCTGGTCCAGCTATTGTTGCTATATTGATATAATTCCCATTTACTGGCACTGTTGTCTAATACTTTAACAAATGTTACTACATTAAAATCAACCGAGTCTAGCTCATTGATTGTTTGTACAGTTAATTGTATTTTCTCAGATTTGGAGCTGGCTGTTTTATACCAATCTACTGTTTTCCAGAATCGCGTAGTATCAAAACTCTGCACTCTTGTTAACTTTAATATTTTTGCGGGGGTTACCTCGTGTATTGTCCAGAATCCGCCCACTGATTCATTTGATACTACTAAGTATTTGAACCCTGCTGGTACTAACGCTAAATTCTGAAATTCGAGTTCTGTGAGATCTTGAACTTTTATGTCATATGTAGTAGGTGATGGCAATGGCTCCTCGGTCTTTAAAAGAGGGTACACTTTGTTTTCAGCTGCTGGCGTTGTTATTAGTATCGCATTCACTTTTAAGATGTAATTTTTTAACGCTGCTAGTCTGTCTTTAAACATTGTCTGGCGTGGGCGGAAATTGACACCGTAACGCTCGCTAGCATTTAATTTAATATCCGGCACTTTGTTACCTTGCGTGTCGGCACCTACAAAACTATCTAATAGCTTTTTGTATAATCCTGCTGGTAAGAAATCTGTCTTGTGATTTTCTCTAATTAATTCGTATTCTTGGAAAATATTTGCGTCATTTTTAACATTGTCGAATTCTACGTGAAGCACTGTCTCATTATCTATGTACTTTGATTTTGTATTATATAATCCTACTGTGTTTTTATTAATTATTGCTGCATACGCGATGCCAGACGATGATGGGCTCTTAATATACGATGCTATTGCTGATGGGCTTAACGTTTTTTCGCTATTAGTTAGAATCGTGTTGCCGTTTTTTACCCAATAATAATACGTTGTCTCTATTACAGTATCTTTAATTTCACTAAGTGATACAAAATTTGTAGTATCTAACACATCTCCGGCAAATAGGGTAGGTGGCACTTTACTCTCAGTCCATTGATATACATCTACTGAGCTTCCTTTAAACACTGATCCCCATAGATTTGCTGCTACATTAACATCCTTTTGGAAGTAATCTACAAATCTAACAGTACTGACATCCCACCAGATTTGACCTACATTCGCTTTGCTCCACAATATGCCCGAGGTTGCTGATCCGTATACTGCTGGATCAGTTGGCGTAATATAATCTAAGTTTTGTTGGGCAGCTCCTAATATCTTGCCGTTCAATGGGTCAATATAATCTAATCTGCTTAGTATGTCTTCTGACGAGTTGCTGTAGAGATACATAGCATTAATCATATTAATATCAGTTTGCGGTTGTTGTGATCTAATTGATTCCCAGTTACGTGCTTGGCTGCTAGCACTATATAATGTAATATGGCTGCCCGGTGTACTTACTATGATGTCGCCGTCTACTAACGTAGCTTTATTACCGTACAGCGAATTTGACGTTACTGTTGTATTGTATACTTGTTGTCCAAATGCTAACTTGCCAGCACTAAATTCAGTAACGTCTTGTAATATATCGTAGGTGTAAATTGCTCCGGATTTTTCAAAAGCATCGACTAATCTCATTGATTTACCGTCAAATGTAGTACTTCTATTATCAATTGGCGCCAGCTTCTGTGTAGTTCCTGCGCTGCTAACTAGTAAATGATTTTTATTAATATCAATTTCTACAATTTTGCCAAAATTAGCATTAATTTCGCTAATAGGCGGACGGATGATCTGTGCTGCGTCGTATACTGTAAAGTTCAAATCGCTAAATGCGAACCCAATACCTGGCAACACATCTAGCTTACTAGCAAGCGATGTTAATAACTTATTCTTTAATTCGATCATTATCTGATTATTAAATAATCGAGATGTTACATTAGGTATGTTTTTAGCATTGATATTATCTACTAGATCACTTAATGTTGTTCCTACAAATACATCAATATTATTAATACGGATAGTATCTGTTGCTGTTAGTGATGTGGTAAAATTTGATATTATATACCCGTTCATTCTAGCAGTGTTTATATAGCGTGTTACTGTACCTTCGTTTATGTTCTGTGTACTGTCTGTTGGTGAGCCGATATATAACGAGCACTGTGAATTACATAAACTTACACTTTCACCAAATGATGAACCTGTTGTTCCTACGATTGTAGCAATTTCAACGTAATCATTAATGTCGACTTCTAAGAAATCGCCTACTACCGGATTAGCTAATGTTATTACATTTGCTGCTGCTATATAATCTTCTGTGACTATATTATTAATATGAATTGCTCCGTTGCTGTAATTTCGCAAGGTGGTGTACGATGGCATATTAGCTTCGACTACAAAACGTTCAACTACTCTACTATACACGCGGACGGTATCGGTGTTGTCACCTAATACAATCTGACTAGCATTATCTGATACATCGATTGCTGTTACATTTGTTAACGGGATGGTGCCTTTATTTTCGTATTTCAGTATATTATTTAAATTGTATCCTGTTACTTCGATTCCGTTACTAACAAAGAACCACCTATTGTCTGCGCTAAGTGCTAGTATCTCACCATTAGCATAGGGGATAGTTTCTACCAATGAATAATCAATAGCTTTTTCTGATTCTACGCGAGCTATTATTTGTATTTCTGTACTAGTTAATACAATCGCAGTAGTGTCGTTAAATTTAATATCGATTGCTGCTATTGCAAATTGTTCCTTTAATACTAACCCTGTAGCTTTTTTAGTATAAGCATACACCGTGGTGTCATCGGCTACAAAGGCTCCGGTGGTGCCAGTACCTTGTGCTACTATTTTTCCGTAATTATTATTAATAACAGGGGGTTGTGTTGTTTTACTTTCTGCATATAAATCTTGCTTAGCATATACGTGTGATAAATTATCGTTAGTGTCTACCCATACTTTATCTGTAGAGAATAATTTGTTATCTAAATCTGAATTAGCAATATCGCTCGGAGTGCTTACTCTACTAGATGTTAATAGGAAAATATTACCAGTATTTTCTATTTCGATTTGCTCAGCATCTAATGAGCCGGCTATTACTATCTTATAATCACTTAATATAGATGTTATGTTGTGAGCTCCATTTATTTGCGGGTCAACGTACTTAATTATTATTTTATCATCTGTTACTAAAGTGTGTGGCGAATTAACGTCTATTGTAATCGTTCCATCTAGATTATCACTTACTCTGATTATTTCAGGGTTAATGTGTTTAGTGCGATAAACATTCCAGCTATAATCATTGTCTTTTGCTACCCATATAGTAGATCCGTCTACAATGTCATTAACTTGCGATGTTATCTCAGACAAATCATTTAAACTAAAGACTGAAAATGATACTTCGTTTTCTGTCACAAATCCGGCTGTTGGTAACTGGATGTCTTCGTTGTTGCCTTTGCGCATTGGATATATGTTGTTAGTGCTATGTTTAACACTTTGATTAAATATATCACCGACTAATATTTGCTGAGAAGCAGCACTAATTCCATTGGTTATTTGCACTGTTGACGGATTGTCGTTTAACTGGGTTTCGTCTAGCTGTACCTCGACATAGCCCCTGCTATTTGTTGCTCCGTATTCGGCACGTTTAACTGCCCAGTTTTCAAATATTTCGTAATCTGTTACTGCGTTGTTTATTGTTGTATTGCGGAATAAATCTAAACTACTTGCGGTTCCTTTTGATTTAACAATATCTTGATAAACATTAACTTGCGATATATCGCTTAAATCTAAGCTAGTTAGGTATTCACGTGGGCGGAATCCAATTAACCCTAGTGAGAACAAATCGTTGTCTTTTTCTAAATTAGCTGTTTTGCTATTATAGAACTGCAGCATCTCATTAGACTTAGTTGCTAAATTTGGCAGGGCACCAGTGGCTACGTTAGTGTAATCTATTTTAGCCCAGCTGCTTAAATTAAATAATTCTGATGGTGATACTTTTTCTAAAGCAGCATATACACTGTTTTTATAGCGTATCATCTCACCTTTGTTATAACTACTTGTAGATGCCCATTCTGCTACATTATCATCATTTAACAGAAATCCCTGGGCATCTACTTGGCCGTTCCAATCTGTACTAGTGAATCCTACTAATTTAACTCGTGTTTGTCTAACCCCGGTGACCGGATCGTATATCAGATCACTAAAGATACTAGTGTTATCGAGTACTAATATATGCTCAAAACTAGTTAAATTAAAGTTTAAATAACTAATGATTTTGTCATTAATAGTTGATATTTTAAAGTTATTTTCAATTCTATCAACTACATAATCGCTTGGTAATAATAATTGTCTGTTTTGATCTTGTGGCTGCTCATTTACTGCCATATTTAATAAGCTATCTACTACAGTAAACTCGCGTTCAAATTCAAGTGCTTCGGCTGCTGGATTTAAATTAATTATAGCACTATCGCCCCATCCTTGGTCGCTCCAGTATGTGAACTCCGACGCCATTGATGTCCAATTTACTTCGACGTTATTCTCTGTATTCTCAAAACGTAGCCCGCGCTCACTTAGGTAAGCTCCATAACTTATTATGAAATCTACCACAGCATGTTTGTTTGTAAATACATAACCATACGGTATATACGCAATACGATTACTAAATGTTTGTGGTATACGGATAGTAGTAGCATCGCGTGACGTATTGCCTACTACTATCTTTTTAAACTTTCCACCGCTAAGTGACTGTCTAATTTTAAAGTATGGATCTGTGTTGCTGTTGCCGTATACCGCATATCCGTCTTGTACTTTTTGTACTGTTATAGCCGAATATACTACTTCGTCAAATGGCTGATTTTTATGTACTAATAAATTGTAACTCTCATCTGGCAGCAATAACGAATTATTTAAACTATCTGGGCTACTTCTGTCAGTGAATACTTTTAAATTGTCTTTGTCTGTGAACGCTGCCATTCTGTAACATAAGCTAACATCTAAATTAGCTAAAACGTTAGATAGTTCGGCTGAGCTATTATAACCGTAGAATTTGTTATAATCGATAATCCAGTTTACATAACTATTTTTATTTGTGGTACTAGCAATCTCTAATTCTTTAACATTTAATCTGCTTCTGCCATCTAATAGATACTGATTGTGCTCTTCACTGAATTTATATCGATCTCTATCTGCGTTTAAACTAAAATATTGTGCTGGTTTTGTTAGCGATAATAAACGTTGAACCGCAAATGGCCACGCACTACTTTTTCTGAATGCACTTTCTGCAGGACTTTGATCACCTACTTTCCAAGATTGCTGAAAATCAAACGCACTATGTGCTGCTACTACATTCTCTAGCGGGGATAATAATCTACCTTCGCTATCAACTGGTATGATTTCTAATAATTGCGGGCGGATGTATTTTTCGGCAATATACGGAGCTACCGGATCTTTAATTAATCCTAGTGCTAAATCGTCCCATAGTACTAAGTTACCGCTTGTATACGGTGCAGGGCCATATTGCTGCTGCCACCATATCGGCTCTAGCGATAATCCTAGCATCTCCCACGGGCGTGTATGCGGGGAATCAGTGTCGTATAAATGATTGTAAATACCGCGCCAGTTTCCCTTTAATATGTTTCCGTCTAATTTGTTTACTGATTTGCTGTAATTTTTAGTTTTGTCGTTGGTACTATCAAATGCTTGCGTTACATAATCTATTTTATTCCAGCCTAACCAGGATACTAGCGATGGCGTTAATATTTCTGTTATTTCCGAGTCTGTATAATCAGTGGTGCGGAATTGTCCTGGGTTTATATCGTTGAACGATAGTGGTGTATCGCTGTTAACTTTGATATTATTAAAAATACGTTTCTCAAATTCTAATAATACATCATCGCGTATGTCATCGAATGCCACTGTGATACTACCGTCGTGTCCTCTAATGACATTAACTGGTGTTACATAAGTGTCATCTAGATATTTCACTGGTTTATATTTTTGGTACATTCCCATTTTAGTAGGCGTACTTGGAATGCCTGATGCTACAGTGCTATTATACTCCATGAATAATATAACGTCGTCAACTACTAAATCTACTAAAAATGTTACGTTGGGGCTGTCTGCACTTACTGTGTAGTCAATATCTTTGAGCAATATAGTGTCATTTAGATAAACTAATAATGCTTTATTATTTGCTTGTGTAAAATCAAATATATTTACTGTGTTGAATGTTTCCGAACTGATTGCAGTCACTAAGTGCTGTGTGGCTTCAAAATCTGTGCCGCTTGGAATCATGTCGCTATTATAAAACGCGCTTGTTGTGCTTTTTCCTACGTTGATTTCAGTTAATGCTTGCTCTAGTATTTCTGCCGATGATAATTCAAAGACATCGTGCTTGGCTACCCAGTCCACTAATTGATTTTTAAACTTTTCATAGGCGCGTGAACTGAATTTTATAGAATCGTAAAAATTATATTCATTTTTGCGTATAAATGTTGATGCTAATGCTACTGGTGCCGATTGCTGAATTATATTTAATCCATATGACGGAACTTGACCTAGGTCTCGCAAATTATTGGCACCGTTGATATTACCACTAAAATCTAATATGTTTTGTGCTAACGTAATATAGTGATTCCGTATTGTTCCTAGTGTTAATTCACTTGTATTTCCGTTAAAAACGTTCTGCGACAGATTCTGCGGCACTTGGTAATAACCGTTGCTGCTAGCGGTGTTGCTTATTATTAATACTTCGACAGGTGTGCCGATTGCAATATTATTGTTTAACGTTATTAATGTTGAATCTGTTATAGATAATGTGTAGTTATCTGTTGTAACAAATTGATTATCGGCAATCACTTTAATTGCAGGGGTCTTTAAATCAATGGTCGGAGTAATGTCCACTACTAGTGGCTTTCCTTCGTAAATATAATTAAATATTTGCGGGATATGTGCTATTTCAGCACTTCTGACCCACCCGGTATGCGATGTGTAGTCAGTTATTGTTTGGTATGTTCTAGCAAAGTGCTTGCTTAAATTATCGCTAGTGCTTGCAGTAACACTAACATAATCAAAACTATCAGTATATAAATCATTTTTAAATGTGATATCGCCTAGGTTACCGATATTTAAATACTTTAGTGGAAACCCAAGTACTGTATCATTTTGGCCGGCACCTATAGCATAACTAAATAATTTTGTGCCGATAAATGTCGATGCTGTGTACCGATCTCTATTAGCTAAGCTAATACCGTCAGTGTCGAATAAATCGAATAATGGTGGCTGATTTACTTTCGTTTTTTCCTGTGATGGTAACCACGTGCTGTTAGCAAATACATATGATTTGCCTATTAACGTAGTACCGGAGGTTGTTAATATGTTATGTCCTTCGCTAGTGGCGCTGTCATCTGCTAGCGTTAATACTATTGTTTCATTTCCGTCAGCATTTAAATCCTCATATGACACTACGAATATTTTGTCTCGGACTGTGGAATCTGTGTCTGCTGCAAAAATAATGCGTGTATTATTTGCTAATTTATAGCCATCTACAAAATACCCGGGATTTGTTGCTAATCCATTTATATTGCTTAGCGCATCTGTTTCTGTAAAATCTATTACGTCGACTGGTGTTTTGCCTTGTGTGCCGTGATTAAATAGTTTTAAGTTGGCTTCAAATTCTAAGATAGGACGGTTGGCTCTAAAATTATTGTCTGTTACTACTACAGTATTATTATATTCTGCTGTTTTTGTTATAACATCAATGTGCGTCCAACGATTAGAACGTGACCACGCATTTCTGTCATTGCTAGCTTTGTTTATTGTTATATAATCAGATGTTAATGGCGCATCTAAACTGCCGTTATATCCTATTGTATCAAACGGTGATGCTTCGTAAGTATCTAGTATACTATCCGTAAATGGTTCTGGTGTGATGAATTCCGACACTGGTAATAATTTTATTGCGGTTCCTACACCTTCGATGTAATATTCTACGTCTTGATATTCTTGTGGACTGGTTTGTCCTCTGAATTGTACTTTTAATCCGTTAGTAAATACAACGCCGTTTGCTGATGTGTATACTTTTTTACCTAGTATCTCGTCAATGAATAATACTGCAGACTCATCTTGATCTACTATATTAATCTTTCCAAACATTCCTGGATTTGATGAATCTTGATAATATAATGTATCTAGTGTTGCTGTTAATACAGGCACACGTTCGAAGAAGCCTTGGCTGTTTTTAAAGAAATCAACATTGCTGTATGTGTCGCCGTGTGTTATTGTTACTTTTTCTAATGTGTTAACTGTTTTAAACGGTAGTAAATCTACGTATGGATTTTCGCCGTTGATATCGTATACTAAATTAATCTTAAATATTTGATATCTATCATTCAGATTGTTTATTTCGCTAAATGTTTCAAATGTATTTGAATCGTAACTATCATTATTAAAGCGTGTTTGATTTACCCAGCCGGTGTTTGTTCCTAATCCGGTGGTATTATCTAAAAATATTATTGTTTTTCCTTGTAAATCACCTATGTTATTGATACCGTTAGTCAATGATGATACTAAAACATTATTAATGTCGTTATATTTTAAATCTGATGCTAGATCAACTGTTCCTATGTATGTTAATGTTCTGTAAAATTCTTGCGAGGTAACGTCTGGTACGTGAAATTCTAATATGCCAGCTGGTGTTCCGTTATTAATAACACCGTCTATGTCACGTGACGTGATGTTACTAGCGTATGATGTGCTGCCAGATGTGCCTGGCTCGGTTTGAATATATAGATTTCCCGTTGATGTAAATGTATAATTTCCACTGCGAACTAATGTTATTGTTGGGTTTTCGCCTGCTATGTCTGCAATGTTATACGTGTTTGATAATGTGTTTTGATTAAAATTAAATTCATCACTTAAAAATATGTCTGTGGCTCCGACATCAACACTATCCGGTCCTTGCGGCAGCCAGTAATACTGTGAGTAATTTACAAACTTGTCAAAATCAACAAATGGTGACCAACTGTATGTTTCGCTGCTAAATAGTCTGTCGTGATTTTGTACATCGGCACCTTTTGTTTCTAATCCGTCAATTAACCCTGGGTATGTTAATACATCCTGTGTGTTATTGTTGCTGTCGTTAAATATAATTCCAGGTTCAAGTTGATAATTGGCTCTTGTAACGTCATTTTCTACTATATAAGTATCGGTGCTTGATACACTAGGTCCTGTGCGCTTACCTACAAATCCTTGTGTGCGTTTAATCTTTGGTTCTTGTATTAATTGATCGAACGTTGATCCGAGAAACTTTTTATTAGTACTAGTTTGAAAGATCTCTGGAAGAAAATCTACACTGCGTATTCTATCAGCCATTTAATTATTACCTGTTTGTATGTTACTAGCAGTTAACGCATCAATTATGATAATGTCGTCTACTGTTGCGGCGCTTGTGAATATCTCATTTGGCTGTGATTTTATTTCATATAAATCACCAAATGAGTTTAATGGATCTTTTGATGTAATAACAATTGACGCTACTACATCACCTAATTTAGTATGCAAATACGATGATAATTCACTAAAATAGAATGTGTCACCGAAGTCCCAAATACTTATGTCAAAATAATCATTAACTGCTAAAATTATTCTGCTTTTAATCTCGCTGTCGCTTGTATTTGAATTTGCTACTTTAACTACTTTTATATATGCTTGTAATGCCGTAGCTGACTTGCTGCCGATGATTGGCTTAAATTTAACACTGTTTAATATAACGTTATCGCTTATCATTCTATGTTCTTGTAACTTCCGATATGCTACTTGTAATGAATCAGATGATGGTACCTCCGGTTCTGACACGGTGTTAGTACTGTCTTGAATATATCTCGTAAATTCATCATAATATGCTGATGTTACTACATAGATGTCGATTATGTTAGATACACCTGGATTAATTCTGCGTGTGTTTGGACTGTTGTGCTTATACTGAAATTGCACATTGCCTCTGCCGACTTTAGCAGATAAGTTTGTACGCTGCGTTAATTTAACTGTTTCGACATTGCTGAATAATTCGTAAAATGTTCCTTCACTGGTGGCGTAAAATACTTGGCCGGTTGCGTACTCGGTTTTTACTCTTGCTATGGCATCTAATGTTGCGTATTCTGTGTTTATTGTGCCGGGCTCTAGCGGCAATGTACGCTCTAGATTATCAAAATCGATGGTGTCCTCAAAAAATACATTTTTAGTCTCAGGCGTTATTAGTGGTGACACAAAAGTATTAAAAAAGTCTGGGTCGTCTGCGATGCCATCACTATCGATATCTGCGAAACTTACTTCTAAATCGAAATCATTAACGAAACCATCCGATTCAACTGATTGTGCTATGATATCTAGCGTAATATTGGTTGGCAAAGAACTGCTATTAAGCAGCGTTGGATCAGGTAAACCATTTGTTTTTAGAATCTTTATATAATCATTTACTGTCTTTCCTTTCTTTATATCGAATATTTTTGTTGTTTCGTCATGGAAGAATCTTGTTTCTGATACGCTAGCAAAGTGGTAATTTAGTGTACGCGCTGTTACTGTATACGTGTTTTCGCTAGCTATAAATTTTATTACCCAGCTACTTTCGCTACTAATCGCATTATCGAATGTAGCAATAGATGATTCTGCTACGTTATTTAAATCAATTTCGTACCATGATGCTGTTTCGTTATTGTAGCCTAAGCCGAAATCTTCGTAAGCTTCAATTTTTAAAACTATTGAGCTTTCTATATCTGCTGCTATGTTGGAGTTAAATGGTAGTATAGATTCGACTGCTACTGCGCCGGTTGGCACAAAGTTGTTTAGTACCACCGGCCCGATGCCATCTGCTAAGTTACCGGCACCAAAGTTTGTGCCGTCAAATATTTGTGATTTTATACCGGCCCATATCTCTAATTTATCGCTCGGTGATGTCACTGGTCCTTCTTGTACTTTGTTATTCTCATCAAAATGACTCGGGACTCCAAATAATACAGGTGGTGTAAACTTTACTAACGCACCCGGTACTATATATTTGTTACTAGTGCTAGTATATGTACCTAGTGGCGTAGGGCTGCTATTTACATCACTAAAGAAACCAGTTGTTTCATTTGTTATTGTAGTACTTTGATTCCAACTTGTATCGGCTGCTACTGCAAATCTATTAAAATTAGCATAATAGAAATGTAATATACTACGCCCAGATATTAGCGGCTCGACTTGGTTGTTAATTACAGACTGAATATCGTTGCGGTCGTTAAACGTAAAATTAAATGATTTTTCGCTAGTGTCTTGGTATAATAGTCCGTCATCGCCAAATGTATTAATGCTGCTAAACTTTCCTGTTGGATCTACTAAATCTAAATAGCGACTTGCTCCGATGTTACTTCTGTTTACTGCTTTACTTTTTATTATGCTGTTAAATGTAGCAAATGGGAAGTTATTATAATCTTCGCCATTTACCATTCTATTTTGTGTGTAATAGCGGGCTGGTGCTCTGCGTTTAATATCACCGAGTGTTTCTCTATTTTTAGCATTAGAGACTGACACTGTTAAAGACACTGTGAATGTTGCTGTTTCTGTTCTTCCTGTTTTACTAATATAATTTAGTGCCACTTCGACATTCTGTATCTCGCTTGTATCGATTACATATTCTAATCCGTTGCTGCTTCTTACTTGCGCTCTATAATTGCCAATTGGCTGTTCTGAAAATACTCCATCTCCAAAATTTAAAGTAATTTGATCATTTGTTCTACTAGTTAAGCTATATAATTTGCGTTCCGTGGCATCTGTTTGATCGTTATTAGAAGCATATATATTTTCAACTTGATTCCATTGTTCTATAATACCATTAGTATCTTTAAATAACCACACATCATTTTCGTTGATCCCTGATATATCAATATCAACTGATCTATTAGATATTCTATCACTTAGTGAGAAATCCTGTGTTGCTAATGTTCCTTGCTTAAAGAAGAAAAAATATCCTGTATTTGGACTAGCAAAACCTAAATTGTCATCTCTGAATAGTAAATTTAATGCTCCATTGGTTACTGGAGTTGGCTCGTATATATAATTAGTATTTTGTGAGGTACCATTGACTATTTCAAAATCCATTGCTACGCCATCTACAGTGGAATTAAATGGTATTACTGGTAAGAATCCATCGGCCATGTTAATTTCATATTCGTCGGTTTTGACCCCAACTACTTCTTGTGAATTGCCTGGCTTACCTATACGCTGACTGTTTACTAATACCGCATTTAATATTGTTGCGAACTGTTCTTGCCAATCATCATTTGTTACATCATCCCATTTTATTGTTGTATTGCTAATGCTAAGCTGATTGTAGTCTGATAATTTTTCTGTAGTTTTTACAGATACTAACTTCAAATATCCAGCTGCTGATTCATTGCGCTTTGGCGTGTAGCCTACTAATTTAGCTAAACGCTCAACGCTGTCTCTACGTTCTGCTGTATCTAGGAAATTTTCACGGGTGTTTAAATCATTTCTGAATGATAATGATTGCCCCATGAACGCCATTAAATCTAATATTGCTACAAATTCCGAGCTCTCAGTATAATCATTGAAACTCTCTGGGTGGTGCTGACGTAAATAATCAACGAAGGTTTTGCGAATTGTTTCAAAATTATAAGACTGGAAATCTGCTTCTTTATACGTTTTGTATATGCGTTTCCAATCTTCTGTTCCGAAAAGTGCCGACTGTCTTGATGTTGTTGCCATTTATTATATTCTCTTCTTAGTTAAATACTATTTATGAAGATGAATAAACGGCTCACTTTATACGATATTTAAAGATTCTGCGTTTTGGTCAAATACTAAAGACATATTCTCGACACTTTGATTAGGTAATACTGTTACTGCTACTTCTGCTATTACTGTATTATGTGATGATGTTATTGTTAACGATTCGAGATTTAATCTTGGATCGCCGTTGATTATTTTTGTAATTTCTGCTTCCACTGCTTCGAGAATCTCATCTACTAGTGGGTCAAATACATAGTTCCATATTTCCGTGCCTACATCTGGGCGGCCGGGCATACTGCCTGCTCTTATTAAGAAAGCATTAAGTAAATCTCGCTTTATTAAATCAAAATCTGTTAATGTGAATTTCTTTACTTGCCCTATTGTGTTTAATCCTCTGAATGTTGCCATTAGAAATAATCCTCGTTAAATGTGTTTGTACCTACGCCTATAGCACCTGTTACAGTTGATGTTAAATCATTTGATACGTTGCTTGCTAGTTCTGCTAAATTCTTAAACGCTCCTGGCGCTAAGCTTGCTAATTCTGCCTGCAGTGGTTGTGTTTTTGACCCTAGTCCTTCTGCTTGCTTAACTAACGCACCTATGTCTACTGCCCCTGTTAGTGATTTTGCTGTATTTGCTAGCTGAGTTACGTCTGGCATTAACTTATCGCCAATTAAATCATTTTGTATAGCATCTAACGCTGAGCGATCTACTGTTCCTACTACGCGCTTGACACCCGACGCTATAGCATCTGAGGCTACAGCTGCCTGCTCTGTCACAGATGCTGCTATAGGTGCAGCTTGCTCAGCAAATCCTTGACCTGCTTGCTTTAATGAATCTATTACACCGCCAGCAGTAATGTTATTTAACACCCCGCCTGCTTTAGATACCGCTAATTCAGCAGCGTGAGACGCGGTGCCTGCGGTGCTATTGATCCCGGCTAATACATCATTGCTTATCGATGTGGTATTGCCTGATGCCCACTTGCTGATTGTACTCGCACCTGCTTCGAAGCTCGCTGCTATCATTGGCATAGTATCTGTTGCTGATTCTAATCCTGTTAGTACTCCTGCTTGTTTAAATGAGGTGTATGCTTGCTCCATTGCTTGCTGCGCTATTGCTGTCTGTGCTGGTAAACTTGATGTTAAATCTGCTAAGCTATTTATACCGCCTTTTCCTGTAAATAGCGAATTATCTGCTAATGCTGATAGTTGTGCTGTTATTGTTGTCAATTTTGATACTACACCTTGAACTATTGTCCCAGCAGCTTCTAGATTTGCTACTGGTATGCCTAGCTCGCCTACACCTTTTATTATACCACTGCTTGCTGCTACTGCTACTTCTTCTTTACGTGCTGCTACTGCCGCTGTTGTTTGCGCTGCTGATACTGGGCCTACTGCTTTAGCTGGAGCGTTTTTTGCCTGTGTTGCTGCTTTTGCTACTGTCACTTTAGTTACTGGCGGTGTTGCTTTTACAGCATCAATTACTTGTTGTGTCTGTGGTTTTGCTACTGCAGGGGATAATGTCGGCACGAATGCTATCCCCTCAGGTACACCGGTGTTATGCTCAGGGTATGGTTCGTGTGTTGGCGCCCTCGAGACTATGGTTTTATTTATTTTTGCTTCGCTTACTCGCCAGCCTGTTATGTCACTAAATTCAGTCTCAGGTAGTAATGATGGTTCGTGATATTCTGTTTTCTTTACTTTACCAGGATCGTATGTGTTTAAATCTATTCTACTGCCTTTTATTGCTACATTAGCAGTGGCTCTTATGCGTGTTTGTAATAAACTGTCGCAATGAATAAATCCGTCTGATTTTACTGTTAATTTCTTTTCGCTATATAATGCTACGTGTTCTTTGCCAATGATATCGAATCTTTTTTCACATTCTTGCTTAATGTTTTCTTTAGCATAGAAATTAATGTTTTTATTACTATGCATGTTAATGTCTTTGTCGGCGTGAATGTTTATTTCGCCTTGACTACGCAAATTAATACTATTAGAACTATATACGTCCACTGTTCCTTCGTTGCCAAATTCTAGCCATGTTTGCCCATTCGCATGTGCTATATACAGTGCTGCGCCACTATCAGACATTGTAATTTGATGCCCTGTTGCTGTGCGTAGGCGGATCAATCTGTCGTTATCTTTAATGTCACCATCGTCCATTACAAAACTATGGCCGCCTTGTCGTGTTTTTACCGCTTTGTTGCTGCCTTCCTTGACACGTTCTCTACCGGGGGTGCTGATGCCGTATGCGTATGACGGGCTTTCGCGTTGCGCTGACGATCCGATTGGTCCGCGTATTGTGTCGCTTATTGTGCCGGCTTGCCACATCTGTGTTGCTGATAATGTGTGTAGTGGTTTAGGTAGATTCTTGAAATTTGGGTTGTTCATATTCTTATCTGAACGATTAATTTCGCAAGTTGGCAGCTGTGTATTGGCATCTGTGTTGAATGCTAATCGCTGTTTCTCTGTGTTAAAGATTACAGTGTCTGCCGCTTTCGCACCAACTGCCGGTATCATGTGATTCATTTGAGGCTGTGGTATACACCCAACATAATAACCTTGACTTGGGTCGCCATTGACAAAGAAACAAAGTACTTCTACTCCAAGATCCGGCGTAGTGAACCACATACCATATGAATGCGCATTTTTATTAAAATCTGAATCAGAGGTATCATTTAAATCATGCGACGTATTGCCATAGAACGGTGACAGGTATCGTACATCGCGCCATCCGCTCTCATCATTGCGATTCTGATTTCCTCGTGTTTTTAGCCATACACTTACTCTCCCTGTTCTGTTAGCATCTATATTCGCCATCACGATCCCAACATATGGCCCGTGTTCTGCTCTGTTGCCGTTACCGACATCATTGTATATATTTGCACCAGTGTTAGTGCCGTGCATGTTATCCATTAATTATCATCTCCGTTTAAGAATCTATCGGCACCATCGTCTGATATCTCGATACCGTTGAACGCTTGCTTTATATCATCGCCTGTGTCTTCTACTACTGTTACTGCATTATTTATAAAGCGTCCTGCTCCATCAAATAAACTAGCTGCTACATTCGAGATAGGTGCGGTTACATCTTTAACGACGTTGGCGGCACTTGAGAAAGCCGCTGATACATTCTCTGTTAAGTCTACTGGATCTACTCCTACTGGGCTAGCAGTAACCGTGGTAAGATTTTCTTCGGCTTCAGTGGGTAGTGTTGTATTTTGTAGTGGTTTTGTAGCTACTGGACTACTTATTACTGCGGTTTTGCTATTAGCTGTATTCATACCGCTCATTTCTGCTGCGGTTGTTTTATTATTTTCTTCGCGCTGAACGTCATTTGGCGCACCGAATGTGCAACCTTCGGGTATAAACATTAGCGTTCCGCTTAATCGTTGTGTGAATGCTCCGCCGGTTAGTTCTGTGGTTATTGTGTTAGCCCTGTATATAAATGAGTGCTGAGATAATCCCGGCTGGCCTGTTGCTAAATCGTATCCTGTGTTTCCTGCTTTAACATCTGCTAATCCTGTGTATAAATCGTAATCTGTTATGGTATTGAAATTTATAGCGAAATATACCTCAGATACATCGTAATTTATCGACCCATCGTCTAAGAACGGTTTGTGATTAAATGGGCCTCCTATATTTTGTTCCGGACTATAAAATAATTCACTTTGTGCTATAAAGTCTGGGTCACCTACGATGTCAATCTCTACTACCGCTTGATCGCCCGGAGAATATAATTCGCTTGCTGCTGCAGCTGATGGATCGTTGCTACCTAATTCGCCGTTTTCTGTATATGATGCTGTCGCTTCCATTGGGTGTAGTGTCTGTATAGTTCGTGCGTCGTGGGTTTTCCTATTAGGGTCTTGCGGCTTGTCGGCTGTGCCAAATGCTGTATAATACAAATAATTGTAATCTTGTGAGAACTTTATGACCTCGGTGTTTTCGCCGGTAAACCAGTAATCAAACTTTTTGTGAATATTAAAACATTTATTATTCTCAAAATTATGAATTGATACACTGTCTACTTTGAACGCAGATATGTGATATGTGATTTTTGTAGCATAAACGTTCCGTATATCATCTTTCTCTAATTGCTCTACTTGTGTTCTTATTTTAAACCAGGTTAGATTTTGTCTGTCTTTGGGTATTAGCTTGCCGCTATTTTCGTCAGTTGCTTTATCGTATTGATCAGTGATAAACGTGCTATTGCGCATTATAGTATCGATTACTCTAGTAATTTTTTTACCAGCATTACTCTCAAATCGTCGTTGATTTGTTAATGCTGCTACATCGGGGTCATCGCGTGCTGGATCATCTACTTTGTGTATAGGTGTAGCATTAAGGTTTTGAGTGCCCGGCTTTATTACTGTTATTTTGTCAGGGTCTATTTTTACCATCGTGTCTGTTTCGTCAAACTTTATTTCATACAGATCTTTTTCTTTGATTAATTTCTTGTCGTACAAATAATCTTGCCTGGCGTTAAGTGCTTCTGCTAAACCGTATATATTCTTATTACCGCTTTTGTTAGTAGGATGATTGCCAACGAGCACATCGCGTAATGTTCTCCCTTGCACCTTTGTATTAGCTGGTACTCCGCCGTGAACAAAATCAAGCGGGGCATTACTATTAGGGCAGACTGCTTCGCAGCTATAATCTATTTTGTTACTGTCTAAGCGAAATGATGCTTTAGTAAACATAAATGGGATGAATTTTTCTGACACTGCTTGTCGATCGCTTAATGTTTCTGACGTTTCTAGATCACTTGCGCTAATCTGATTGCCTTCTGCGTCGTAACCGTAAAATCTTACAACCATTAAATAGTTTTGTGCTACATAATTTATATTTTCTGTTGTGTTTTTAGTAAAATCTCGGACTAATCCTTGTAAGTTTTCAAGAAATGTTAACCCAGCGGGTTCCGTTATGGTGAATTTCATTGTGAATACATTATGCGGGGCTTGTGTTGCTGACCCACTTACTAATCCTTCAAACTGAATATGATCTATATAATAATCTAATGGGAAATTTTCTGCACGTTTTGCTCCAAAATTATGTGTGTTAGCAGTGCCGGGCTTTGCGCTAATGCCGCCACTTTGCATGAATAATGTTAGCCCCTCAACTGATTTAGTGCCGGATCGCATTAACTCTCTGTACTCGGGATTGCTTAAAATATATAAACTAATACTATATGTCATTGTCGCAAATGCTTTAAACGGATTTGGCTTTGGTTCCCAGGTGCTGTTGAACACTGTAGCATCCTCTGGTGATATTTTTCCTTTATTATTTAAAATCGCAAGTGACTCGCTTTCTTCAGCAGGATCAATGCTAGCGTTAGCAAACCTTTGTTTATTTTGTACGCCAGGTTCTGTGCTAGCTGCTGGTGCTATAGTATCTGTTTTTTTAGCATTGGCTAGCGTGTCTGCTGATAATGTTGCTGAGGTGGATGCTGTATTACTAGGTGGATTATTTGGTGCCGATGATGCTTTTGCTGCATTGCGACCTATGTTTGCGTATTCGTCATTGGACGTGTCGTACCCATCGTAAGATACAACCCCATTGTTGAATAATTCACTTGCACCGCCGGCTCCGGATATATGTGCTGCTGCAGCAAATGCGGCTATGTCTGCTTCACTGGATGCAGATGTTAACGCACCTAGTGATTTTCCTTGACGAAGATTAAATGCTACATTATTATCAAATGCTGTATTTTGTATGCTTTCGCTTTCTAAGAATGCTGATAAATTTGTGGCTCCGTTTTTGCCTGTCCATACACTAGGATTATTTAATACTGAATTGCCACCGAGTGATGCGCCGGGCGTTATGTATCCATTTGTTTCTAATGCTGACGCGCCAAATTGAAATTTACCAACATATCCTAGCGTATTTACTACTGAGATATCCCCGGAGCTTTCTCTTTGTCCTATAGCTTCGCGTAATTGTGATTGCGTACCCGACGATAATTTACTTATTGCCATATTATATTCCTAGCACTGAGCGTAATGTGTCTATGTGTGGTAACTTTATTGCTGTTCCTAGTTTAAAATCTATTAGCGGATTAACTAAAATATTTGGATTCCGCATTGCGAATACCCACCATAAATCAGCACTATTATATAAATCGTATGCTAATAAATCTGGACGTTTATCGTATGTTGCGTTTATTGTGAATAAAACATCATCGGCTAATTTTGGAATACTTCTATTTTCCATGGTATCTAAATAGAAATCTGTTATAGGAGTGCTTAGATGCGCACTAGTTTGTCTGTATTTCATTACCAAAATCCTTTCTTTAATAAACTGCCGTTAGCATATTCTTTCAAGCTAAATTCATTACTAACTTGATCTCTTGTTTGTATAGGCAGCATTGAGAAATTTATGTCTATCTTTGTAGGCACATACGTTTTACTGTTATATATTTTTGTTAAATCATTAACATCGCCCGAGCTATTAGATGCATTTGCAGATGCTAATGACGGGACTGCCCCTTTATTAGCACCGGCTCCAGTTAATCTGCTTATAACTGATCCTACTAAATTACTTCCGATGCTGCCGCCTGCTTCGACTCCAGCAGTTGCAAAAAAGTCTGTTGGATTAGCTCCATCTGGTACACCGGCAGCTATATAATCTACGTCGTTGGGCATATTATAATTTACCATTGTGATTACTGCTGGGTGATCTTTAAATTGATATTCCCCTAGTCCTTCTAAAAATACCAATGGTGGTGGCATCCCGCGTTGTGTGTCTTGTCCGTAAAACATTTTTGTACACGATCGTAAGAAGTGCAGTGCTGCTAACATATAATTAGCTTCTTTTGTGTCTTGTGCTGTAAATGTTGCTGTTACTAATAATTCAATAACGTTACTGCCTTTGTAGAAATATCCCCTGTAATTACTATGTGTTAGATCGTAATTCTCATAATTAGCATTATATTGTACTGCTATCTGTGGAGTATACGGAAATATCAATCCTTGTGTTTTTGCTAGTGGCGCTAATATACCCGGGTTTGGGTCACCGTAAAGGTACTTTGCCCCTTTAGCTAGTTTTAATTTAACACGCCAATCGTTACTAGGCACGCCAATAGCGGCACCATCTGGGGGAGTGATATTAACTGGCTCATTTGCTACATCAATTGGCGAACCTATAACCGACACTGGCTCTGGAGCCGCAAATGTCTGCGCGGACTGTACGGCATCTGCTAAGTTTGCTGGATTACTGAAATTTTCAGTTCCTAAATTAGTACTTTGACCAAACCCACCTGTTACTATACTATTAGTAGCAGGCACGGTTATTCCTAGTGCTGCTTCATCTGGGAATGGGGATAATTGCGGTTCGTTCTCTACTGGTATTGGCATAATCGTATTTATGATGTTATATAATCTGCGTAGTTTATAATCTACAAGTGGTTGACCATTTTGCTGTACTATGCTATACTAACACATAGGAGAAAACTAATAATGGCTAGAAAAAAGAAATATCTCAATAATTCGGATATGCTTAAAGAAATACATTTAAGTAAGATTTCATACTGTAAATTTGCCGATAAAGCAAATGATCATCAAGAAGATTATATAGTAGAATCAGTAGAAGCAATTAATCAAACAGCGAATGTGCAAGTTTCAAAAGATGAAGCAGGTGAACCTATTATGGGCGATGTGCCGGTGATTGAGTTAGCTAGAGCTGCTAGAGCTAAGCGGTTAACTAAACTAGATATTCCTACACTAGTAGAGGATGTGTTAGATACTGATCTTGTTTTTCGTGTTATGACCACTGAACACATACCACTGGTTCCAAAGAAAAAAGCTAAAAAGAAACCAATCGTTAAGAAATCTGAAGTAGTAGCATTATTTGAGGATTTAATGGATGAGGTGCCGCTAAAGGAAAATGAAGCTATAATTGACGACGAGGTGGTTGAGATGGTTCCTATGCGTTGTAAATTCCCACCGTTTTTCCACTATCGCATAGATGAGCAACAAAAACCTTATATTGTAGGGAAATCGCACTGGAAAGGTAACAGCATAGATGATGGGGAATTTTCTATGGAGCATGGGCAGACCACCGGGAATCTTGCTATGATGTATATTAAATTATGCGAACGCTACGGCACTAGAAGTAACTGGCGCGGTTACTGCATTCCAGACAATGTCGAAGCACTAACAAAGAGAGGATGGTTATCCGAGAGCGACATTAATACAGATGATGAAATTTTATCGTACGATGACGGTAACATGCGGTGGAGTGCTATTAAATCTATTTTTAGAGATCATAATTACAACGGAATGATGCACAGTTTATCAAACATGCACATGGATTATCTTGCAACACCCGGTCACAAATTAGTAACCAATAGAGGTTTAGTGCCAATTGAATACGTTTTAGGGTCAGACCGTGTTATTTTAATGGGCGAAGCAGAGGAAACATCGTTTAGTCAGATTTATTCCGACGCATTTGTTGAATTATTAGGATGGATTGTAACCGAAGGGACTTATCAATTGCCAAAAAAATCTATTCAAATTTACCAAAATGCTGGCCCTTACGCCGACAGAATTCGTAATTGTTTAATTAAATTAGATTATGGATTTAGCGAGGCACCGCACGGTAAAAGTGGTGTTAATATATGCTTCTCATTGAGAAGACCGGCTTCGGCAGAAATATTCAAAATATTGCCAGAAAAGAATTTAAACATGGACTTTATTACATCACTTACCCGTGACCAAAGATTTATACTAATCGATACTATGATTGACGGTGATGGGCATCGCCTAAAAAATTATAAAGGATCGCCAAGTAGACGATATGATCAAAAATGCAGTACGCACATGGATTTATTTCAAGCGTTATGTTCGATTTCTGGCTACCGAACACACAACTACAAAAGACTTATGGAAAATTATAGTAAAACCGGGCACATTACTATGAATCGATTAACTTTTTTGTCTAAAAATAAAAATACTACAAACGCAGGAAGTATTGACTTCAATGGTGGTTTAGTTAAAAACCGTGGTGTTAATATAAAAAATAAACATAATCACCCTAACAAACCTACTACTCCGTATCAAGGTACGGTTTGGTGTCCTGAGACTGAATATGGGTGCTTCTTAGCAAGACGCAATGGCAAGGTTTATTTAACCGGCAATACTTACAATGACGAAATGCAAGGACAAGCATTACTACAATTATCGCAAATTGGCTTGCAATTTAACGAATTAAAATCGCAGAATCCATTTGCATATTATACTGCCGCAGTGACGAATAGTTTTACCCGGGTGCTGAATATTGAGAAAAAGATGCAAATGATACGTGATGATATTTTAGAGGCAAATGGGCTATCGCCTAGCTGGACTAGACAATTTGAGAATGATAAGACGGATACTAAGTATCTAGACGACCATGGTATCTTAAAGGAAGATGATTCGTGTGAGGCTGGTGACGTTAAGGTTATATACGAGGAGAAGTGATGGTGAGGAGCGATTGTGTTCCTATTATATATCCGCCTGGGGCGTACGGGCATTATATATTTTGGATATTAAATAATTTTACAGAGCGCGGGAACGGAACTAATAAAACTGTACCATTTGACAAATACGGTGGGTCACACGGTCAAATTAAAAGCAAAACCTTTTGTAAAATAGAAGAGTTACAATTTAATAGCATGAAAAAACAAAGGTTTTTTCATGCTCATTGCGTGCAGCGGCAAGACATTCCAGTGCATGCTACACAATTTAATATTCTTAATAATTGGTTTAGTAAATGGATTATTGTTGCAACAGATAAATGTATGTTAACAAGGTATAATAATCTGTTCGAAAAAGCAACAAACTGCGATATTGATGTATTTTCGTCGATTCTGCCAACTGTGATGATAGATAGCACAATGTCAGTGTTTGAAGTCAGGGAAATGCTAAGTTATAAATTATTTTACCCGGTTCCTTGGATATCTAGCAACAACATACCTGGATCTTTTGATTTAAAACCAGGCTATTTATTATATGATTTTGAAAATACATTAAATAAATTATGTGCTTATTTAGATACTACTATTTCAAGTGATGATATGCTGTTTTTGATTAAAACGCACAAAACATTCATGTCATTGCAGCAACATTTACATAAAGATGAAATAGTCGCTAAATTTTTAACAAATTTCAAAGAGGGTTTAGATGTGCCATTACCTGATAATTTAAGTATTATAGATGAGGCGTACATACAACATTATTTGCGAGATACATTACACTTAGAGATAAAATGCGATGGGCTAGATGTATTTCCAAGCAGCACAACAAAATTAAGAGAGATAACATATCCAGCGGAGGATTTAATACGTGAGTAATTTATTTAAAAAAGCTATGGTTTTCACAGACATGCATCTAGGTTTAAAAAACAATAGTGAACGGCATAATAAAGATTGTCTAGCATTTGCTACGTGGATGGTCGCGAAAGCTAAGGAGGAAGGTTGCGAAACTTGCTTGTTTTTGGGGGATTTTCACCACCATCGTGCTAGTATTAACTTACAAACATTAAACTACAGTCTTAAAGTATTAGAAATGTTAAGTAATAATTTCAAGAATACTTATTTTATCCCGGGCAATCACGATCTATATTATAGAGATAAGCGTGATATACACGGGGTTGAGTGGGCAAAGCATTTACCTAATATTACTATTGTAAATGATTGGTTTAAGGAAGGTGATGTTGCTATTGTGCCGTGGCTAGTCGGGGATGATTATAAAAAGCTTACTACTATTAAAGCAAAATATATGTTTGGACATTTTGAACTGCCGCACTTTAAAATGAATGCGTTAGTAGAGATGCCGGATCACGGTACTGTGAAATCTGCCCAGATGGCTAACGTAGGACACGTATTTAGCGGGCATTTCCACATGAGGCAGCAACGTGAGAATATTACTTACATCGGAAACTGTTTCCCTCATAATTTTAGTGACGCCGGTGATGACCAGCGTGGATGTATGATTTTAGAGTGGGACAAAGAACCTACGTTCTACAAGTGGGACGATCAGCCTCTTTATCAGAATATTAATTTAAGTGATTTAATCGACAAAGGTGAAGACATATTAAAACCTAATATGTCAGTCAGAGTGCAGCTGGATATTGATGTAAGTTACGAAGAGGCTAATTTTATCAAAGAGACATTTAATGATAAATTCGGATTAAGAGAGATTAGTTTACAAGCGATTAATCAGAATGAATTTGAGGATGATAACAACGAATCTATTTCATTTAATAGTGTAGATACTATCATTAGCGAGCAGATTACTGCTATAGACAGTGATATGTATAAGCCGGCATTATTAATGGATATATACAATAATTTATAGTTCAAAACATTAGGAAAACTTTAAAATTGGTAGTATAATTAATGTTTAACAATAAGGAATTTCAATGATTAAGATACGTAATCTCACCTGCAAGAACTTTATGTCCGTAGGTAACGCTAGTCAAGCTGTGAATTTCGACAGAAGCGATTTAACCCTTGTGCTGGGGGAGAATTTAGATCTCGGTGCGAATGGTTCTAAAAATGGTACGGGAAAAACTTCTCTGATTAACGCACTAAGTTATGCTTTTTACGGTGAGGCGCTTACTAAGATACGTGTTAATAATCTCATTAACAAGACTAACGAAAAGAATATGCTTGTTAGTGTTGAATTTGATATCAATAATGATGAGTACAGAATCGAACGTGGACGCAAACCTAATTTATTAAAGTTTTACAAAAATAACCAAGACTTAGATGATGCACAGGATGATGCGCAAGGTGATAGTAGAGAAACACAAAAGGAAATTGAAAAATTACTAAATATAAGTCACGATATGTTCAAGCATACTATCGCGCTAAACACATACACCGAGCCCTTTTTATCTATGAAGGCGAATGATCAAAAGAATATCATTGAGCAATTATTAGGTATTACCGTTTTAACAGAAAAAGCAGAATTATTAAAAGATGTTACCAAATTATCTAAAGAAGGAATTAAAGAGGAAGAATTTCGAATATCGGGACTTATTAAAGCCAACGAGCACATTGAAGAGCAAATATCAAATCTGGAACGACGTCAGCGTATATGGCTTAAACAAAACACTTCCGACCAAGCAGATATAACGTCTGCTATTAGCGCGCTCACTGGCGTTGATATTAATCTAGAAATTGCTGCACATACAGCTAACGCAGAAGCTATTATTAATGCTGATAAAATTAATACTGCTGAGAAATTTGATATCGATAAATGTAATGCTGAATTTGCTTTACAACAAGATCAAGAGAAAGCTGAATTAACTAAACATACGTTAGCAGTTAACGAATGTAATAAATGGATTGACCGTATAGAACGCGATAATAAAACACTAGCACGTAATGTAACCGGCTTACAAAAGGATATTGATTTAATTAAAGATCATAAATGTCACGCTTGTGGGCAGGATTTGCACGATGCTAAGCAAGAAGAAAACATAGCGTTCAAGGAAAATGAATTACAGAAGATTGCGTTACAATTACTTACTAATCAAGAACAAGAGATGGAACATAAGCAAACACTAGCAGATTTAGGTGAGGCTCCGCTTGCTATTCCGGACGTGAACGATACTAGAGATTATGCGCCAGTTTTACCTAAAGTTATAGAAACTTTTTATAAAACGGTAAATGAGGCACATGAGCATAAATCCTCGCTCGCTACGCTCACAGCACAATTAGCTACGGTGAAGGCAGCGGTGGATCCGTACAGTGACCAGATTACAGAAATGGCCGAATCTGCTTTACAGGATGTAGATTATACTGAGATGAATCGTTTAACTGAATTAAACGCACATCAGACATTTTTGCTTAAACTTTTAACTAGCAAAGATAGCTTTATTCGTAAAAAGATTATTGAACAGAATTTAAATTATCTCAATGGGCGATTAACACATTATCTTAGCGAAATTGGGTTACCGCATACTGTAAAATTCTTATCGGATTTGTCCGTGGAGATTACAGACCTCGGTAGAGAATTGGATTTTGACAATCTAAGCAGGGGCGAGCGTACTAGACTTATTTTATCACTATCGTGGTCATTCAGAGATGTACTCGAAAGTATGTACAGTCATATTAATTTGATGTTCGTAGACGAATTAGTAGATAATGGTCTAGATACCACTGGCGTGGAAGCTGCCATTAAGATTTTAAAGGGCATGGCGAGAGAACGTAATAAATCTGTATGGCTAGTGTCGCATAGAGAAGAATTAATAAGTCGTGTTAATAACACGATGAAAGTTATTAAAAGTAATGGCTTTACTAGCTATGAAGGGTTAAACGAATGATTACTTATAGTAGATATCTATAACATTAAACTCAGTGTATAGCTTATCTAATAATTTTGTTAATTTTTGAGATTTTGGATACACTGGTACTTTCTTCTTGGGATACTTTACTTTAAATAATTTAATCATTTTATTAAACGTTGATTTTTTTATTTTTGGCTTCTTTGGAACTTCGCTCGGGTGAATAAAATAATCACCGTCCTCTGTATACGCACCGGCTTCTAGGTAATCTGCTAAATTACGCAAATAGGTTGGCAAATCTGTTGGGTGTTTTGAAGTATCGGCACTATAATAACGTTTCCAATTGTTAGTGATCTTCCCTTCCATTGCATTTGCCCTGAATTCAATGGCGTTGCGTATAGTTCCTTTATCAGTGGCATACGGTTCCGATTTTAGTTTATGTATATGATCTAGTGCCATTTTTTCTACCGGGACAGGAATTCCAAGCAAGGGGCAGATGCCGTTATTTTCCTTGTGAAGTTTTTCTTTAAGAATTTTAATATCCTTTTGTTTAAGCTCTTTAAATGCCATAGTAGTATTTATATGGTGTTAAATAAGTAGCAATAATACTTGACAGATGAGTTATTATCTACTATAATATATGTATATTAAGAAAAAATAGTTATCGAGATTTACGTGATAACTACTATTACAAAACAAACATAAGCATGGCAGTACGCGGTTGATTTCTGCCAATCAAGACACTCACTGTAACACGGGGTTTCCGCTGATTAATCGAGTTTTTGTTGCTCGCTTTAACACACTACCCGAAAGGGCGCCATTAAAATTAAGACCTGAATGTGCATTGTAGCAGTCAGACAATCTTTGCTTTGTGTTATCGGAATGGTTATTTCTTAGAAATAAGAAGTATTTTAGTGAGTGGGACGTCAAGACGCCATCTAATTTATTAGATACAGTTACCCCACAATGCATTATCATTAGCTTGGGTATATAAGCTGATAATGTATACGTTGTAGATTAAATTCTAGATTCACATGTAATGGAGAGAACGTTAACCTGCTCCCCTCTAGCGATAGAGTTATGCTATATACCCTGTGGCTAAATCTTTAAAGAACTTTTCTTTTGATTTCGTATCATTTAGTAGTTTGATTCTGTGGCTTTAAAATCTTTTAAAATTGCTTTAAAAAATGAAGTTCTCATTTAACTCTCAGTTCAGGTCTGCCTACTATTCACTACGTTCATAGCAGTCATTGATTCATCTCATCTGAGCTGAGAATCATCGATTTACTTCTTTATTTCTTTTAGCTGATATATAAGCAAAAACATATACATCTCTCATATAACAGTCAAAATATATTACAATATCTAAATTAATTAATTCTGAAAGAATGCTGTACGAGTTAATGAAATTAACGATGTATTCATTCTATACGAGCACAGCGAAGTATAGACATGAAAGAGAATTGCTGCCACAGTATATCATTAAACTCTAGTAATGACTAAAGCATCAAGAATATTATTAACCTGTGTTTAAACACCATAAATACAAGTATGAATATAAATGACTTAAAAGGCTCGAGCGATATCTATTATTTAGGTAGGGCAATGTGGAAAAAACAAGAAAGTGCTACATGGCAAAAGAAAGTTAAAAAATTAGCTAAGACTACTAAAACTCACTGGTCTGGAAACGCAAGCAATGCCGATGCGTTCAGTGTTTCAAAATCATATAAATTATTCAATGAAAGCACTAACAAAGTAGTAGCAACCATAACAGAATCTGAATTAAAAATGCTAAAACACGCTAGTGTAAAAATACGCTCGGAACGTGACGGGATCTTAGACTGGTAGCTAAATACCGACCTACCACAAAATACATCATTTTTGTAAGGTAGTGATATTTCTCAAAAGTACGGAAGCCCACTCTTTTCTGTCGTTTTCATATTCTCTTTAGATAGTTTAGCGATCATATCGCGTTCTGCTGCAGATAAATTCAAACAATCGTTGTATTGAATACCACCACGCATAGCCCAGGTTAGGCTCATAGCGTTCTCTTTAATGATATTACATTCCTTTTCTAAGTCATCAACATAAGCGGAAATAGCCTCGGCATCGAGGGCCAATAACTTTACTCGAAAAAAGACGTCATATCCAGTGTAAACGGCTGTTCGTACTTATGTCCGCAATCATCACACGTAATAGATAATGGTTTAAGATCAGTTTTAGCACGCTCGCTAACAATATGAGATTTGATACCGTTGTAAATAGCTCTCTCACAATTCTGTAGATACGCTAAAATATGTTCTGGATCATCCACTACGGCACCCGGTACAGCTATATTACTAATATTTTTCACAAGCGTATCTAGTGTGTATTTAGAGACTTTTTTAAATGCGTCCGATAACAGTTTAATACGCTCCTTCTCAGGAAGTGTATCATCTTGCTTAACAATCATTTGCTGTAATTGCTGTTCTTCAAATTGAATCTGATTATTCTCATTCATCTCGAAATAAGTTAACGGTTTAAAAGTAACAGAAATATCACCAGCATCAAACGTATTATGATAATCTGGCGAATGTAAATTATCTAGCACATCGTGTAAATTTAGTTCATAATCGGACATTTCGTTGCATTCGGGGCAAGTAGTGCTAATCTCCATATTATGTGAGAAGCTAGCTATACGTATCGCAGCTAATATAGCAGTAATATCAATGCTCGGCATTTGCCACGGATCAATTATACTAGGAATACAGCTTTTAATAACATCAACTAGTGCTGAACCATTGAATAGTGCATCTGGGGTTCGATAAGTAATTTCGTCCAATGATGTCATAGGATAAACAGGCAGTTCTTTCGTCTCGGGCATATCTAACGTACCCTCGGGATAAAAGCTACCTTTGCTCGGTAGTGCTAGGTGTATTGCTGGTTTGCGGAAGTAGCCCGCTAGTGGATTTTCATTCATTTTTTAATGTCCATAAATAGTGTATATGAGTATTTATAGGGATAAAACACGTGGATGATATAAACGACCAAGCTGAAGAATTCATCGAGATGATGACTGAAATGTTGCGCGATCCGCAAGTATCAGCAGCTGAATTAAATAGCAAATTCAGAGAATTATCATCTGGCTCCGGGAATACTAGCAGCAATCTTCAAAAGTTAGGCGATGCTGCTGACGAGTTAACAGGCTCGATGTCGCAAACATTGAAAGCATTAGGATCCGGTAATACAGAATTCACACAGCTAAATGGTCTAGTAGAGTCGGTTGGATCAGCACTTTCTGGGCTGCTAGGAAAAATACCACTAGTAGGAGTGGCACTCGAAGCAATGGGCGAAGGTGCCACTGAAGCATTTACTTATGCTATAGAACAAGCACAAATGGGCTATTCATCATTTATTGAATTAAGTAAAGCTGGTGTAATCGGAGCCGAAGGTGTAACAGGATTAGGTCACGCAGCCGGGCAAACTGGCATACCGCTAGCAACATTAACAAAACTATTAGGCGAAAACACAAAAACAATGGCAATGTTTGGCGGATCTGCTTTAGCAGGTGCCAAACATTTCACTGATACTATGACAGTAATGCGCACAGGAGTAGAAACTGAATTGCGTAACCTAGGTTTCTCAACTGAAGAAATCGGCGAAACTATAATAGAATTTAAGAAACAACAAATAATGCTTGGACTACGCAGTAGTATGTCTGACAGAGAAACCGCTTTAGCAGCCAAAGAACTAGGCATAGAATTAGACTTAGTTGCTAAGTTAACAGGTGTTAGCAGAAAAGAGCAGCTGGGCATGCGAGAAGCAGCATTATCCGAAGCGAGATTTAACTCATCTTTGCAACTAAAGTACACAAAAAAGCAAGGAGACAACCTCCAGGCGTTTAACGCTAAATTACTAAGTTTAGGATTAGATGGTGTAGCTAATGGTATGCGAGATTTAACATCGGGATTTATTACAACCGAGGCGTCTCAGCAATTATTCATATCATCAAGTGGCAAAGCAGCAGATATAATTAACAGTGTTGCCAAAGGATCGATATCATTAAATAAAGGAATAGAGCAGTTACGATTAGCCACTAAAGGAACCTACCAAGCTCAGCTTAATTTATCACTAGCATCAGGTGACCAAGCAGGTGTATTTATTAAACAAATCGAAGCATCAAAATTGCAAGGTGCCTCGTCAACTAAATTAGCCGAAATAGACGCAAAAATAGCACAAGATAAACAAAAAAATTCAAAAACAACAGATAAAAATACTAAGAAATTAAACTCGTCTGTAGTTAACCTTGAAACTACAGCAGCAAGAATAAATGAATTATTTCTAACCACAGCAGCTGGACCTATTGCGATCAAATCATTTAGCGACGGTCTTGACTTACTAACCGCTAAGATTAGCGATATTCTCGGTATTGAAAATAATACGCGAACACAAATCGAACAACATGCAGCTATGGCATCATACGGAGTTGATCGGGTTAGGGGCGAAGATATTCAAAGTACAAGTAGTATTACTAATGAACAACAGCAAATTGTAAACGCATCCAATAGTTTAAAATCATCAATTGAGTTAATGACGCAACAACTAGCAGATGAAAAAGAAAAAACTAACGCAAATTCTAGTGTCATTAAAGGATTAACAGAAGGGATAGAACAACAGCGACAGACATTGCTGCAAGTTAGTGTTAAAAAAGCTAACTTCGAAGAAACAAGTAAAAAATCAGCCTACGAAATATTTAGTAAATTTGCAGCCGAAAATAGAAAAAACGATATATTTCATTCAACTGAAATGAAATCGTTTATCAGCGAAGCAGGGCTGTCAGGCTCATACGGCCCTGAGAAACAAAAAATAATGGAATCCATAATACAAAAATCAATGGATCGCGGAGAAGAAGGTATATGGACTAAAAATAAAAGTTGGCTTGAGAAGAATATCAACAATGATTATAATATGCCTAGTAGTGTAATCAAAGCACTGCAAGGAGTCAAGGCACTAGGTGTATCAGCGCCAAAGTCAGTTATAGAGAAGCAAGAAAAACACAAAATTGAAATAATCAAAGATGCCACTAAAGCAGCTACACAAGCAACACAAGCAAATAACACGCAACCTAACGATATGCTAGCAAAAGAAATGAAAGAAGCTAATAAAGAATTGATATCAAATGGCAAGCAAAATATAACAATGTTATCTACGCTAGATAGAACCGTGAGAGACTTAGTATTAGCAACTAACAAGCAAACACAGCTAATTGGCAATATCAGTTAATAAATCTTAAACGTTTTAAATCCATAAATAGCAATAACATATAAAACATTTAGGATTTTAATAATGGCTAGTAAAAGCAAAACCGGGTGGAAAAAGTATTTCAAAGTAGCAAACTCCGCAGGGACAATGAGCCCAATTAGTGGATCACTGCAGCAAAACAGCGCAACATTTCGCAATTATCAAAGTAATCTGCCAGAAGTATACACCGGTCACCCAAACCGCCTCGAACGATATAACCAATACGAGACAATGGATATTGATAGTGAGATTAATGCTTGTCTAGATATTATTGCTGAATTTAGTACGCAAATAAACGAACAAAACAATACAGCATTTGATATAACATATAACGAAAAAGCCTCAGACAACGAAATAAAAATTCTAACCGATAACCTAAAACAATGGGTCAAATTAAATCAATTTGACAAAAGAATGTTTAAATTATTCCGTAATACAATTAAATACGGTGATCAAGTATTCATACGCGACCCGGAAACATTCGAATTAAGCTGGGTAGAAACTAATAAAATAATACGTGTGATTGTAAACGAAAGCGAAGGCAAAAAACCTGAGCAATATATTGTTCAGGACATTAATCCAAATTTCGAAAATCTAACAGTAGCAGCAAAAACAACAAGTGATTTCCAAAGTAACCCAGTAGGTGGTGGTTATACAGCTCCACAAACTATATCACAAACAGGCGGTGGTGAACAAGGTGGATCACGTTTCACAGCCGGTCCAACAGAATCGTGTATTGACGCCGAGCATATTATTCATTTAAGTTTAACCGAAGGACTAGATTATCACTGGCCGTTTGGACAATCGATATTAGAAAACATATTTAAAGTATATAAACAAAAGGAATTACTCGAAGACGCTATTCTAATATATCGTATACAGAGAGCACCAGAGCGTAGAGTGTTCTATATAGACACAGGAAATATGCCAAGTCATTTAGCGATGGGGTTTGTTGAGCGTGTTAAAAATGAGATATACCAGCGTAGGATACCGTCACAAAGCGGTGGGCAGAACGCAATGGATGCTAGTTACAATCCAATTTCAATGAACGAAGACTATTTTTTTCCCCAGAACGCAGACGGAAGAGGCAGTAAAGTAGACGTATTACCGGGTGGACAAAACCTATCCGAGATTGATGATCTACGTTATTTCAACAACAAAATGGCACGTGGACTACGTGTGCCAAGTAGTTATCTACCTAGCGGACCAGATGACAGTGCTGATTCAAGCAGCCATGGTGATGGACGCTTAGGGACAGCACTAATACAAGAATTTAGATTCAATCAGTACTGTGAACGTTTACAAAATCACATTATAACTAATTTAAATGAAGAATTTAAGATGTTCTTACGTTGGAGAGGATATAATATAGATGCTAGTATATTCGATTTAGCATTCAACAAGCCGCAGAACTTCGCAAGTTACAGACAATCAGAGTTAGATACAGCACGTATTGGTAATTTCGGTAGTGTAGCAGAAGTGCCGTATTTGTCTAAACGTTTTGCGTTACAGCGTTTTATGGGACTAACAGAGGCAGAAATGTTGGAAAATGAGGAATTGTGGAGAGCAGAAAATCTCGAGCAAGATGCTACAGAAGCAGCAGGAGCCGATATGCGCAGTGTAGGCGCAGGCCCAGGGGATTTCGCAGCAGATGCCGAAACAATGGATGATTTTGATGCGGATGATTTAGATGACGAGATGGAAGATTTCGATGCTGACATTCCCGGACCAGTAGATGACGCAGAGGAATCATAAATAATACTATGAACGATTTAACTAATTTAAAAAAGAATGCAGGAATAACAGAATCAAACGTAGATTTAAATCCTATTGTAGCAATTATACCAAACGGTAACGGACATGCAGACACTGGATTACCGTTAGATGGAAAGACTCCATTGTATTTAATGCGAGATAGCGATGTAAACGGGTTAATTATTTCAACTGACCCGATTACGCCTGAATTGCAATCTAGATTAATTAAACAACATAGTAAGTGGCAGAGATAATGATACTCACAGAATTATTTGACCCTGCTATTGAGGGCTATCAGTCAACAGATGACGATAACAGTCAGCAACAATCTTACAACATGAGAAAAACACGATTGACATTAATGCAGCTTAATAAGATGCGCAATATCAATGACGTGCGAAACTATGAAATGAAAGTAAAGTTAAAATCAATCCAAGCACAATACGGCGCACAAGCAGAAAGCGACGAGCCATTCTAGAATCCCTCTAAAAAACCCTTTATTGGCCTTTTTTCGTTATAAAAACCCACTATAATAGTGTAACCTGTTAAATAAGACTATAACAAGTTATAACACACTAAATTTAGGAGATGGTTAAATGAACAAGTTTGAGAAATTAATTGAATACGTCATTAATGACGAAACAGCAAAAGCGGAAGAATTATTCCATGATATCGTAGTTGAGAAATCACGCGGTATTTACGAAGGTCTTATGGATATGGAAGAGATGGGTGGCGATGCTGCTGATTCATACCAGTCAGATATTTCAGCAGACGAAATTGGCGAAGGCGAAGATGATATGGAAATGTCAGCAGAACCAGAAATGGGCGACGAATACGCAGATGACGAAATGTCAATGGACGGTGACGTATCAGATGAAAACATTGAAGATCGTGTTGTAGACTTAGAAGACAAGTTAGACGATTTAATGGCTGAATTCAACGAGATTATCGGCGGTGACGAAATGTCAGCAGAACCAGAAATGGCAATGGGCGACGAGTATGCAGATGACGAAATGTCAATGGAACCTGAGATGGAACCACAATACGAGTCAGCAGACGAAGAATGTGATGATGATGCTGAAGAAGTTACAGAAGAAGACGAAATTGATGAAGCTAACGAACTAGATGAAAACGTTTCTTTAACTAAAGTAACTAAAGGTATTTCTAATAGCTCCGAAGCCGAAGGCACTAACAAAACATCAGTTAATGCTAACAACAGCGGTGCTAAAAATTCATCAGCTAAACCAGTTACTACCGGCACAAAACCAGCAAATGGCCAACCAACACCATCATACACAGCTGGAACTTCAACTACAGAGCCAAATGAATCAAAGGTTAAAGAACCTAAGAAGAAAGGTGAAGAAGGCGCTACTAATAAGAAAAGCGTAATCGAAGGCAAGCAACGTAAAACACGTAAGCGTAAAGTTTAACGGTAACTGCTATGAGTTATTTGAAAGAGAACCTATCATTTGATGCTGCTAAGATTGTCTTAGAATCAGATGGCGATGGTGGCAAAGATTTATACATGAAAGGTATTTTCATCCAAGGGGATGTTAAAAATGCTAATCAACGTGTATATCCAGTCAATGAAATCAAATCAGCAGTCGCAACACTAAACGAGCAAATCAAAGGTGACTATTCCGTGTTAGGCGAAATAGATCACCCAGACGATTTAAAAATCAACCTAGACAGAGTATCGCATCTAATCACAGAAATGTGGATGGACGGTGCTAATGGCTACGGTAAATTAAAACTACTACCGACACCAATGGGCGAAACAGTTAAGGCTATGCTAACAGCAGGCGTTAAATTGGGCGTTTCATCTAGAGGCAGCGGCAACGTAAATGAATCTAACGGTTATGTTAGTGAATTTGAAATCGTCACAGTAGATATCGTTGCTCAACCAAGCGCACCCGGCGCATATCCAGAAGCTATATACGAATCTTTAATGAATGTTAAAGGTGGGTATAAGGCATTAGGAATTGCTAAGGAAGTGAGTGAAGATATACGTGCTCAAAGATATTTAAAGTCAGAATTAATTAATGTAATTAATAGACTAAAATGGGATAAAAGCTAAACACTAGCTTAAAGATTTTGCCGCAAGGTGAAAATGCTTATTGAAAAATAAGTTATATTATAGGAGATAAACATTATGTTAGACGCGATTAAACAGTTGCTAGATAACAATGTCATTAACGAAGATACTTCAGTTGAGATCAACGAAGCTTGGGAAAGTAAACTTTCCGAAGCAAAAGTTGAACTTAAAGCAGAACTAAGAGAAGAGTTCGCAATGAAGTACGAGCATGACAAAACAACAATGGTTGAAGCTCTTGACAAAATGGTAACTGAAGGTTTAAACCACGAGATTAAAGAATTTGCTGAAGAGAAACAAAATTTAGCAGAAGATCGCGTTAAGTTTAAAAAGCAAATGAATGAAAATTCAACAAAATTTAATCACTTCATGACAGCTAAGCTAGCTGAAGAGATTAAAGAATTGCGCAAAGACCGTCAGATCCAAAATGAAGGCATGGAAAAATTAGAATCTTTCATTGCTAAACAACTAGCTAAAGAAATTAACGAATTCGCAGAAGATAAACGCGATATTGTTGAAACTAAGGTTAAGTTAGTAGCAGAAGCAAATAGTCAATTAACTAAGTTAAAAGATCGTTTTGTTGCTGAAAGTTCTAAGAAAGTTCAAGCTCACATTAATGTTAAGCTGAAAGAAGAATTAACATCTTTGAATGAAGATATTAAAGCAGCTCGTCAAAATAGTTTCGGACGTCAAATTTTTGAAGCATTTAGCTCAGAATTTACAAATACGCATTTGAATGAAAATGCTATTATCCGTAACTTAAAAGGCAAGCTACAAAAGCAAGCTAAAACTATTAAAGAATCGAGAGTTACTGAAGCTAAACTAACAGTATTAGCAGAAAGTAAGAATAAAGAAATCCAACGTATTAAAGATACTAACACACGCAGCGAAACATTAACTGACTTGTTAAGCCCTTTAAACGAAGATAAAGCAAAAATCATGAATAGCTTATTAGAAAGTGTGCAAACTTCACGTTTACAAAATACTTTTGAAAAGTACTTGCCATCTGTTATGGCTAACGATACAAAAGCTAAGCCAAAAGCTAAGCTAACTGAATCAGTTAGACGCACATCAGAAGGTAATAAGACTGCCAAGCCACAAAACACTGATACAACAAATATTGTTGATATTAAGAAATTGGCAGGGCTTAAATAAACAGTTGAAATTAAGGAGACAAATAAAATGTCACAACAACTATTAGAAGGCCGTTGGGATGAAACTAAAGAAGCCCTACTTGAAGGCTTAAACGGTAACAAACGAACAACAATGAGCGTAGTACTTGAAAATACTCGTTCTCACTTAGCTGAAGCAGCTTCAATCGGCGCAACACAAGCAGGTAACATTGCTACACTTAATCGTGTAATTCTTCCTGTAATCAGACGTGTTATGCCAACTGTTATTGCTAACGAATTAGTAGGTGTACAACCAATGCAAGGACCTGTTAGCCAGATCCATACACTACGCGTTCGTTACGGAGATAACGTTACTGATACTTCAGCAGCAGCTACTCCAACAGCAGCAGGCGATGAAGCACTATCACCATTTAAAATTGCTACAGCATATTCTGCTGGTAATGGCGCTACACAAGCCGATTACAGAGCAGCAGCTACAGCTGGAATGGAAGGCACAGGCGGTCGTACTATTTCTGTTCAATTATTGAAACAAGCAGTTGAAGCTAAGACACGTAAATTACAAGCTCGCTGGACTTTTGAAGCAGCACAAGATGCTAACTCTATGCACGGCATCGATGTTGAAGCTGAAATTATGGCAGCTTTAGCTCAAGAAATTACAGCTGAAATTGATCAAGAGATTCTTTTATCTTTACGCTCACTAGCATCTACTGAAGAAGCTTATGACCAATCAGCAGTATCTGGTACAGCTACTTTTGTTGGCGACGAACACGCAGCACTTGCTGTTCTTGTTAATCGTGTTGCTAACAAAATTGCTACACGTACACGTCGTGGCGCTGGTAACTACGCTGTAGTTAGCCCACAGGCACTTACAGTTCTACAATCTGCTACTACTTCAGCTTTTGCTCGTACTACAGAAGGTACTTTTGAAGCTCCTACTAACACTAAGTTTGTTGGTACTTTGAACTCTGCAATGAAAGTTTATGTTGACTCTTACGCATCTGATAATACTCCTGTATTAGTAGGATATAAAGGCTCTTCTGAGGCTGACGCAGCTGCATTTTACTGCCCATACATTCCTTTGATGTCAAGCGGTACTGTACTTGATCCTCAGACGTTTGAACCAGTTGTTAGCTTTATGACGCGTTATGGATATGTCGAATTGACTAATACTGCTAGTTCTTTTGGTAACGCCGGCGATTATTTAGGTGAGATCTCAATGGCTAACTTGTCTTTCTCATAAGTTATAAACTTACAAGAAAAACACTTTAACTAGTGAACTTAAAAATACACTCTTCGGAGTGTATTTTTTTGACTAGACATTTAGTATAACGTATGCTATAATTTACAATGTAGAGCTATCAAACATAAATACTATTATGAATTATAAAAGAATATACTATACTATAACAACGAATGCTGTGGATCGTAAAATTGAATCATATACAGAACGCCATCACATTGTGCCTAAAAGTCTAGGTGGATCAAACGACGTTAGCAACCTAGTAAATCTCACAGCACGTGAACACTTTATATGCCATTGGTTATTAACTAAGATGCACACAGGTAAAGATCACCACAAAATGCTTAATGCATTGCGAATGATGCGTGCTGAAAAGAAAGGTCAAATGCGATATAACACAAAGATTACAAGTAGAGTGTATGAAAACTTAAAAATAGAATACAGCGAATTACAGAGTAAGCGATTTAGCGGTGAAGGAAATGGCTTTTATAATCATAGTCACACACCCGAAGCCATTCAGAAAATTAAGGATGCTAATACAGGAAGAATACAACCTACTGCTGAAAAAGAACGTCAAATTGCAGCTCAAACAGGTCGTACAAGGGCGCCGTTTAGTAACGAATGGAAGGCAAATTTATCTAATAATCATAAGAGTAAACAACCTAGTTTCGACGGAACATTAAGCGAGCTAACTAAAAAGAAGATAGGCGATAAACTTAGAGGTTCCACACGAGACCCGGCAGTAGTTGCGCTAGTAGCAGAGAAGCTCAAAGGCAAAAAGCGCAAGAAAAAGTTATGTCCGCATTGTAACAAAGAAATAGCAGTAAACACATACCCGCGATGGCACGGAGATAATTGTAAGCAAAAGAATTAACTAGTGAACGTAAAAATACACTCTTCGGAGTGTATTTTTTTGACTAGACATTCTGATTGCAATATGTTATAATTATGTTTAACAAAGGTAAATACAGTATATGAATGAACTAACAGAATTACTTGCTAAGTATAATTCGAAAAATTATACAACATTAATAAAAAACCGCCCTGCATTATTATCATTTCTAACTGACAAATACGGAACAGATATGCTAATACCGGAAATGTTATGGTGTTACACTACAAGCCAATCGCCTACTATGTGCCATTGCGGGAATAAAGCTAAATTTAACACATTTAATAAAGGATATAGGAAAGTATGCTCCCCGGGATGCAAAGGAGCGCATCACACAAACAAGATGACGGAATTCTGGAATAACAATCCCGAAGTAAAAGTAACAATGCAAGCAGCAAAAGAAAAAACAAATTTAGAAAAATACGGAAATAAAAATGCAGCATTAAATGAAACTGTTAAAGCAAAAACAAAAGCAACAAATCTAAAACGCTACGGTGCCGAAACTCCGCTAGCATCTAAAATAGTTCAAGCAAAAATTAAAGATACTACGCGAGACAAATACGGTGTTGACTATCCGTTCCAGTCTCTAGCAATAATTAAAAAAGGGCACAATACTACTACAGAGCGGTATGGCGGATTAATGACACAAGCAAGAAAGGCATCGTACGAAAAATACGGTGGTATTAATCCGTTTGCTAGTGACGAAGTTAAAGCTAAAAAAGTGTTAACAATGCAACGTAAGTACAATCGAACTCACGCACTACAATCACATTTGTCGCAAGAAATAATCAAAATACTAGAAAATAAGAATTTGTTTATTAATAAAATTAAAGGGCTAACTATAGCAGAAGCAGCAGTTAGCATTAATGTAAACGAAGCTACAATAGCACGCAGAGCATTGCAGCACGATTGCAAGGATCAATTTGCTAAATCATCAAGGAGTAAATGGGAATATAAATTAACAGCATTCTTATTATCGCTAGGGTTAGAGGAAAATATTGATTTTGTAAGAGGTGATAGGAAAATATTAAACGGTAAAGAACTAGATTTCTATTTCCCTGTATTAAACGTAGCAATTGAAGTAGGCAGTTTATTTTGGCATAGTGAGCTAAACGCGGGTCGGACACGGCAGTATCATTATAATAAGTGGAATGATTGTAAAGAAAAAGGAATAACACTTATACAGTACTGGGATAACGAGATGTTAGCGCACTGGAATGTTATCGAGAGCAAAATTAGATATTTAGTAAAGCAAGTTAATAACCGGGTAGGAGCAAGAAAAATATCAAAAATTAAAACTGTTGATGCTGCAACACAAAAAATGTTCTTAAATGCAAACCATATTCAAGGCCAGACAAATGGTAGTAGTTTGTCATTAGGGGCATATCTAGGAGATGAATTAGTTGCTGTTATGTTGTTTGTTAAGAGAAAGAATGGTACAGAAATAACACGCTATGCAACTTTGCTAGACACAGTATATTCGGGATTATTTTCAAAAATGCTTAAAAAAGGTATCAGTGAATTAAATCTAGCGCCAGGGACAAAAATAATATCATATAGCGATAACCGGCATAGTAACGGTAATGTATACAGTGTGAATAAATTTACACAAATAAACACGCCAAGATCGGCGTATTGGTATACTAGCAATTATCATTCTTTGGAAAATCAAAAAAAGTTCTCTAAATCAAAAATAGCCAGTAAGTTCGATTTTGATATGTCAAATAAGACAGAGTGGGAAGCAATGCAAGAGTTAGGATATGATAGAGTATGGGACGCCGGTAAGATTAAATGGGAAATGATAGTTGGACTGTTAAATTCCTTTTAGTACCCATCTTATTTTACCGCAATCCCAAACTTTAAGTAAGCCCATTTGTTTTGTTATTTCTCGCTCAGTTAGCGAAGCATCATACCCTTGCTCCACTAGTTTAAATTTTGCAAAATTATAACGGTGGAACAGTTTATGCACTCTGTGTTTAACATACCAGTAACTTGGGATAATTTTCTTATCATTTTTAAAACCTAGTTGCTTATATAAATCTCCGTCGCTCCATTCATTGTCTGAGTATGAGATTATTTGTTCAGGATTATGATTTTTAATAAAGTGTTTTAAGAGTTTACTAGCACCACCTTGCACTCGTCTACTAGATACAAATCGAATTAATTCATAACCAGGCTCTTTTTTTCCTATGCCAGGGCGAGATTTAGTTTCGCTAAATGTCATTAGTGCTACTAATTCATTGTTGTAGCGCAATCCGTATTTTATCTTAGATCTAGTATGCCCTTGTATATGATACGTATCTTGAAATAGTTTACTCTCTGTCGCGTCAATTTCAGCTATCGAGCATTTCCGTGCGTAGACTGATTCGCTATTAAGTTGTAATTTTGCTTTGATTATACTTTTTACTATATCCTTCTTGCCGTGCCAAAAAGTTGAAAATATTGTGATTAGCTGTATTCCTTGTAATTTACACTGTTGATACTTATCGCTGTGATATGTTTTTGTTATATGCTGTATATCTTCGTGATGCCAATATACTCCGTTAAATTCGATTGCTATATTATAATCTGGCAAATATATATCTAATTCTTTTGGAGTTATTACTTTTCTCGAATTGCATACTATGTTTTTAATTCCCAAACTTTCTAAATACCCGACAATTTCGTGCTCTTCAGCTGACTTGAATGGTTGTCGTAATCCGTGCTTGTTTAAGTACTTGTATACAGTTTGGGTGTGTACATTAAACTTCTCTGCTAATTCTATTATAGAGTGTTTTTTGTATAATTCCTGCATTGATTCTTTATTATTAAGCACAGCAATTTCTTTGTCTTTAAATTTCTCAATCCAGAATCCATTTTGTTCTTTACTAGCAAATGTTTCTTTTATCTTTGATGCATTATTGTAGTGCTTATCACCATAGCGAATAAACTTTGTTTTTGCTATCTTACTAACTATAGTTGTAACAGCGTCGTTATCGTTATATAATGCCGCGTGATTTATTTTAGCATTAGGGGTTTGGCCATTATTATTAACACCGTATTTTGCTAATGTTGTCTTTGCTCGTTTCGCATTAGTTGCTTTATTTTCTTCTTCTGTTTTGTTTTGTTTTGTCATTGATACTTTTGCCGATATTACTACTTTTGCACACTGGCATTTTCCAGTTTTCCCGCAAAATCCGTAACCCCCCGCAAAAGATTTAAATTTCATAAGATTCCCATTAGCACATTTATTACTAATTTGCGATATAGCACTATATATCATATTAGCATAATTAGGAGATTGCACTAACGTATTATCTAATACCCATTCATTTAATTCTAAATTGTTTTTAATTATCCGCGAGTAATGTCGCGGCTTGTTGTTGATTATTTGTAGTATTGTTGACTTCATATTGTTATTTATACGTTTGAACCGTTAAGTTATTATAGCATATAATAATCAAATAATCAACCACTAGACATTCTGATTGCAATATGTTATAATTATGTTTAAGATGGAAAACACCGACACAACAATATATTGGAGATTCAGGAATCCTGATAACGACCCGTCAGACTGGCTAGAAGATACCGATTCGGATTCGGTGCCACAGGCATTAAGTCATCTTGGCACAGTAATAGAGTACAAAATTAACGAAAAAGTTTACACAGATGCCACTTGTGTTCATTTAATTGAACTGTATAGTAAAATAAAGATGTGGAACACATTAAATAATAAAAATCAACAGCAATTATCGGAATTGACAATTTGATTGCAATGTGCTATACTATAGTATGATATCTGTATTAACAAGAGAAGGAAACTGGGTAAAGCGTCCACCTAACCACCTCGCTCATTTCAGCGTAGAAGAAGTATTAAATCAAATCCGCGGAAAAGTAGCATATAGTTTACAATCTAACAATACATACACACTGCAAGATAAATACAAAAAAATCCAGATTAACGAAATAATATACGATGATTTCACAACACAATCATTCGAAGACGCTATTTTAGCAGAACTTGTGTGGTGCAAACTAAAGTACAGGGCATAACAGGGCATAATGTTAGAGATCAAGTTAACCAAATTAAATGGGGGAATGTGGCACACGATTCCCCAAACTACCCCAATACCGGATTCCTTAATAGAAAAATTTTCGTGGCGATTAAATTCGAGAGAACTTAAAAAAAGTTCGCAGGAATTCACTGATGCTGTAACAAAGCACAACTTATGGCAAAAATTATCTAAAACATGCGAATGAATTATTCATTAATAAAAATAAAATCCGACAAAGAGCATGCGTTAGCTAGATTGAATAAAACAATAGATGATTGCCAGTATGTGATTAAAACATATTGCGGTAAATATTATGATATAAAGTTAAAAACAGGTGAGAGATTACAAATATCGTGTTATTTAACTGATCGAGAATACGAAGCAGGAAGACTATTATTAATATTAAAGTACGGATCAATGTTGATAGCATACACAGAAACGATAAAAATAGATTCAAAGTTATCAAAGCACGAAGAAAATATAGTATATCGATGGTGCAAGGCGACTAGTTTATGAATAGCGTAGAAACATTCTTAATATTAAAGTACGAAACATTAGCGACAGCATTTATTAATTATATGCGCTACCCGGATAATTTCTCGTACTCAGAGTTAGATTATTTAAATAAAAATGAAGCAAAATTGCGCAAGTTAGTAGCTGTTGACCTAGCCACAGAAATAACAAATGCGTTAGTAGAGGTAACATATGAATGAGTTAACAGAAGAACAAGAAAAAATGTGGGATAAATTATCCACCGTAGTTGCTCCTGGATTACTTTATGCCCCTCCTGTGCCACTAAACGGCAAAGCCGGCGATGTATATCTAGATTCTGATACTAACACAATGCATGTGTATACAGGCACATACTGGGAAGATATAGCATGAGCAAAAAAGCCAACAAAGACGAAATGTGGGAAAAGTTACAAGCCCCATTTTTAACAACAGCCGAGAAGATAAGTTTAATAAGTCAGTATCATTTGCTACAATTTTCTAATAATTTCAAATCTACTGATCTTATTAAGAAAGTAACAAAATATATGGATTCGTTCAAATGAATAAACAGGAAAAAATGTGGGAGAAGTTACAAGCCCCTTACAATCCGCAATCATTTGAAAAAGAACTTTCGTCTATATTTGCTAACGAATTAATAAAACACCGCAAAGAATACAGAGAAGTTATGTTTGCTGCAACCAAAAATGACTAAAAAGACTAAAAAAGAGTGGAAACAAACAGAGCGATTATATAACTGCACCGGCAATTCAGCGTGGGAGCAAGGACTATTTTACAGCAATATGTACCCCCCTAATATGTCAGTTAAGTGGTTAGACACCGATACCCCTGAAGCTGCACAATATGAAAAAGATATTACGTATGAGTTCAATGGCCACGGCTTCAGAAGCGATGATTTTACAGAAACATCGGAAATTAATATTCTAACATGCGGGTGTAGTTTAACTGTAGGTGTAGGTGTTGATCAACACGAAATATGGCCGTATCGATTAAAGAAGTTAATAGAGGAAGAAACCAGCAAAAGTGTCACAGTGTGGAATCTAGCAACAAGTGGAGCAAGTGGAGATTATGTTGCTCGCAGTTTATGGAAAGTTAAAACGGAGTTACATTCAGATTTTACTTTTGTGTATTGGCCCCCTAGTACTAGATTAGAATTGCCAATGCTAGATCATTATGATTACAAAATAGAGCAAACATTCTTAGAGGACGAACACTACCTACACGATCTTAAAAATAGCACATATTTAGATTATAATACAGATCGTAATATAGTATTAGCTAAATTATTATCAGGCAAGCATCTATTATCGCTCAGCGAAGTAAATTGTGATACACTAGCAAGAGATGGAATGCATCCGGGCCTAGAATGGCATAATACAGTAGCGCAATTATTCTTAAAACAGTACACAGAAATGGCAAATCTTAAAGAAAAGCACCAGTACTATAATTATCAAGTACTTAAAGAAAAATTCAATGATAAATAAAGCATACGCTAGAATAATCTAGTTTATGCGGCATCCACCGCGTAGCCATTAAAACCGGTAAATCACAAACAAGGAGATATCCCATGGGACGTCCACTCAATAAAAAATATTTCGGAGAGCCTACACCAACAGGCAATGAAATTAAAGTACAATTCTTCAACGGAACAGCATCAGTAAATGGCTGGATCATCAAGCAACTAGGCAGCAAACGCTTCCGTTGCACAGATGGCACAGCGATAGCAGATTGCGTATTAACTGATTCACCATCTGCTGGTCTTGTAGCAGGACAAATGTCCATTACAGTAAAAGATGACGCAGGAAATATCAAGCAAACAACTAAAATCACCGGACGTAAAGTTACACTAAACACCGGCGAAGGAATTGCTTGGAATTTTACGTCAGATATTACTGACGCAGCAGTAGAAATGGAAGAAGCTGGTGACGATGCAGTAATTGATGCTATCGGCATTGATGAAGATGACTTCGAAGGTGACGACGTTTAAGTAACAAAAATTAGCCCTATTTGTTTAGGGCTTTTTTACGACTAGCTTTTCTAATTCTGCTAAATTGATGTTTCTTAACATTTGCACAGTAACAGTGCCACCAAACGGCGCAAAAAACTGTACAAATCTTTCATTAAACCGCGCTTTAGTTGGATGCTTTAGCACATACATAATCAAATCATCCTCGCATAATAAATTAGCAACTTTTATAATATAAATTAATCGCTGTAAAGCTGTATAATAGTTGCTGTATAA